CTAGGTATTTCCCATGCCCTATCCTCTGGTAAATATCTCCTCTCTGCCAGCTCCTTTACCTTAGCCACAGTACTAGGATCATACTTAAAGGAGAGCTTATAGGCATCATCATAATAGGTACCCTTGCCTATTTTTTCTACTCTAATCATAAAAATAACCTCCTGTGATCTGTTATAACTAACATAATCACAGGAGGCTTAATTATTTAGATAACCCCTATATAACTTACGCCACTAGCTGTACATAAAGATCCATAGTACGCCATGTATAATTACTTCCATAATCATAGGAGGTTAAGTAGTGGATATTACTTTCAGTATGTATCTTGCTCCATTTCTCCCTAGATACATACTGAGTTTTCTCTACTACTATCCCCTCACTCAATATCGGTACTATGACTATAACCTTATCTGGGAAGATCTGCACCTGCTGTAAGTGCTCCAAGAGATAATCTACTCTAAGCTGGCTATTTTCATTTACATACTTAGCTACCTCTGCATCTATGTTAGCTAGTGTTTTATCAATCTCTGCCAGATCCTCCAGATTAGTATTATTAGCTTTTATCTGCCTCTTAAGCTCTATGATCCTGTTTTCTATAACATCCGCTTTTCTACTATATTCCTCTTTTGTGAGTACTCCATCTAAGTAGGCATCCAGTAGCTTATCCTTACGGAGCTCCTCTTTCTTTAGATCTGCCTCTGTAGCCCCTCCATTTGCCTCTAGGAGCTGTTTTCTTAGTTTCTGGAGCCAGTTTACCAGATCCGCCTTAATTACCTCTGTGTTAGCCTGTAACTGCTCCGATATGATACTCATAATCTCCATAAGAGATCCGTAGGAGATATTCTCATTATCGCATCCTGCCTCATTGATCTCTCCAGCCTTACCTAAGGTACCGTTTCTCTTTCTGGTATATCTTCCTTTAGTCTGTTTGGTACTACATACCCAGTACTCCTCCTTAGAGGTTTTCTGTTTTCTCCAGTAAGGAGCTCCACATACTCCACATACCAGCTTACCGCTAAAGGAGTATCCGCTGGTTTTCTTTCCTCTGCCTCTGTGATCGGATCCTGTAGCTATCACTCTCTCCTCATGGATCTTACAGATAAGCTCCCACTCCTCCTCTGTTACAATCGGAGGAAAAGCTCCTTTTACATATACCCACTCCTCCTCTGGGAGTTTAATGGTTTTCTTACTTTCAAAATCGTGCCTCTCTTTGTTAATTATCATGGTACCTACATTTTTACAATCATACACAAACTTAGGTATATCCATAGGTTTCCACGGTTTCCCCACCGTATTTCTGTAGCCTGCATCGTTAAGCTCCTTAGCTATGAGAGTAGATCCTTTTCTAGCCATGATACCCTCACACATAAGCCTCCTTACCTTAGCCTGCTCTGGATTAAGATAATACTTACCATCTTTCTTATCCCAGCCAAATACATTACCGCTACCCTGTAGATCTATCTCCTTACCCTGTCTAGCTTTCTCAATTCTGCCATCATGGTAGTTATGGAGCTTTTTGGAGAGGTTTCTACTAAAATCCTCTGCTATGATAGCTTTAATACCTGTAATAAGGGCATCATCTGGAGAGTAAAATTTCCCATCCAGATACATATACAGGAGCTTTCCAGCCTGTACTAAGCGGTTAATAAACAGGTACCAATCTAAGGTATTTCTCATAAGCCTCTCTTGATCCTTGATTACTACCACATCAAAATTATCACTAAAAAGATCATCATAGAGCCTCTGGTACTCATCTCTGCCCTTTACCATCGTACCAGTTTTACTCCGATCTATATACTCATCTACCAATACCCAGCCATGCTTAGCTATGGCGTTACGGTTTTCCTCTATCTGGAGCTCTATAGCGTTTAACTGCTCCTCCTCTGCTGTGGATACTCTGGCATAAAATACAGCCCTTAGCCCCACTCGATCCTTTATCTTTGCATAAAACATCCTGTACACTCCTTTACGATCCTGTTATTTTGCTCCTGTGAGCTCCTGTGTGCCTCACAGAGCCACAAAAAGTATCTTAGGGTAGATTTCCCTACCCCCTAAAAATTAACCTGCCTTAAATCGGCTAATTTTCAGTATGTATCTATTATACAACCCTTATATAAAAATAGCAACAAAAAAAAAAGAGGGGAGATACCAGCCAATAATAGCCAATATCTCCCCTCTCACTCTATAGGTAAATTATAGGAGTGCCTTAAGGTAATTTAATGATCTGCCCTACATGGATCAAATTCTTATTTTTGATACCGTTGAGAGTTACCAGAGCATCTACTGTAGTACCGTATTTTTTAGCAATCTTACTAAGGGTATCTCCCTTAACTACTTTGTAAGTTTTGCCAGAGCTTTTACCTGCAATATCCGCCTCATTAGTCCAGCCATATACTGTAGATCCCTTACCTGCTACTGCTTTCAAGTGGTAAGGATGAGGTTTTCCCTTACTTACTGCTGTAACCTGTGCTAAGCCAGCCTTACACGCCTTAGCTACACCGCCCTTATAGGAGCTTGTGTAGTGTAGGCATCCTGTAAAGTTTACAATATCTCCTACATTGTACTTAAGCTCATCTGTAACTACAGGAGTACTAGGAGTAACAGGCTTAGCCTCCTCCTTTTCTTTCTCTGTAGCCTTACTAGCATACTTAGGAATACCAAAACCACGGATACACTTAGCATTTACCTTAATGTTTCTGTATCCTACTGAATTACTGATATTGCCCTCTACGATTTTCATAGTACCGTTAGTAACGGATACTACAATACCTACATGATCGGAGTAACCTGTGTTATCTCCTACACCGTTATCCTCCCAATCATAGAAAATATAATCTCCTGCCTTAGGAGTATAGTTTTCGTTTTCCTGCCAGCTACCAAGTTTCTTAAAGAGCTCAATATGCCTCTGGCATCCACACTCTGTAGGGATAATATCTGTGAGCCCTGCCTCAATAGCTACAGCGGATGCAAAGGTAGAGCACCAAGCATCTGTATACTTAACTTTGTAACCCACCGCTAAAGGCTTATGTGCATTGTAAATATCAATGATTTTCTTGTGAGATCCATCACTCTCTTTACAACCTACCCAGCCAGTAGCAATCTTAACGATTTTCTCTCTAAGCTGTTTCTCTGTCATGGTTAAATACCTCCTTAACTCATGTTAAAAGGGAGAGCCATTACAGCTCTCCCTCCTGCTTATTTCAATTTCAAATTGTGTACCTGTTCGATTAACTGGAGTACCTTATCATATCCCACCATAGCTCCTACCCATACCGCTACAGCCATAAGTACCATACAAAGGATATTAGGCGGAGTAAATGCAATCCCTAAAAAGATGTACATAAGAGCGGTACCGCCAATCCCTACGATAATGGAAATAATGAGTACTACTACATTAGAGGAGTACTTTACTCTCATATTATCCAGAAATTTCTTTACCGCCTCTGTAAAGAGGGATACTGCTACTGCCAAGATAACCAAAAGTGCCATAAAAAGTGTAAGTGTCATTTCCTGCACACCTCCTTAATAATTTTGGATCTCTATCTCACTCTGGATAGCCTCCTCTAAGGCTCCATCCAGCTTAGTATCCATCATCCTATCTATCTTATCAATCTCCTCCATAATGAGGTTATACTCCTCCTCTGGGAGCCGATCCTTAAGCCTTATCTCCAGCCTTAAGCGGAGTAACACAAAACGGATCTTAGCCTTAGATAGGTTTTCGATCTTAGCCTTATTGAGATAGAAAACAATGGAGGCACCAAAGATACCTCCTGTGGTTAATATAATCTGTGTGGCGTAACTGGAAATATCATAACCCTCTTTCATATCTGCCCTCACTAAGAAAAGAGATAATACAAAGAGTGCTCCTGTTACTATTACCAGCTTTTTACTAAACTCCGTTTTACGCCTAGCGGAGCTTAGAGATAATATGGATCCCCTCCTTTTGGCTTTCTTCTTTGCCATAAGTCAACACGCTCCCTTACTTTAAGCCCAGAGATACCGCAAGGTATCCTAAGATAATGGTTACTAAGCCAGCCACAATAAGCCACTTAAATTTTTCCCACTTATCTCCATCTTTGCTCTCCAGCTTATCTAATCGTGAGATCGTATCATTAAGATCCCCTCTCATGTATTTAGTTTCCACCGCTAACTCTTTGATAGCTCCAATAAGCTCATCGTTTTTTTCAATAGCCTTATCGTGCTCATCCAGCCTATGAGAGTTACTCTTAGAGCGGTTTTCCACTTCGGTTAGCCTGTGCTCAATCTGTATCTTTTCTGCCTCTGTCATGTGCTCCTCCTTTCTGCAAAAGTAAAGAGAGGGCTAAAAGCCCTCCCTCTTACTCTGCCAGCTCTGGTACTTCCAGATCAATAAGGATTTCCTTTACCTGCTCCTTAAGGATCTCTGGCACATCTGCAAAGGTTTTCTTACCCTTAACAATGAGGGTAGCGTAGATAACTGCCATAGTCGGTACCTCCTTTCTAAAGAATAACTTTAGGATAAAATTGATAACCATACCAATTACTCCTCATTTTCTAAGAGCTTTTCCACCTCTGGGCGGAGCTTTTCTGGAACATCCTCCAGAGTTTTAAGCCCTTTTCTAATAAGATCTGCGTATACCTGTGCCATAGCTAATCTCCTTTCTGCCTTACAGCATCATCTCATATACATCCACTAAGGCTAACTGGAGGCTAGTTGTCTGCTCCTCCAGAGAGGCGTTTTGAGCTGTTAAGATCTGGATATACTCATCCTTTGTATAGATGATCTGCTCCGCAATTTCCCAGCCATCAAAGCCAGTACCCATCTCATCATCCTTAGCCTCCTCATGGATCTCCTTGATACCATTGTTAATGATAACATGGTAATCATCCTGCTCCATCGGTAATACTTCTGGAGCTGTACTCCTTACGCTTGTGAATTTCTGCATTGCCTTTTACCTCCTTTAAGTAGTATTCGTGCATATATTCCACATTAGGCTCCACATATTTATGATATAAGCGGTAGCTATCACAATGTTGTAGCCAGCCTTTGTAGCTATTAAATGAGCACCACTCACTATAAGTAGGGCTCACATTATTTTCTCTCTTTTTAGATATTGCTAACATTTTCCTCTTGAAACTCTTACAAGTGGATTTTCTAAGGAGTGTGTACTCTCCAAAGAAACGATAGCCTACAAAATCAATCCCCCTAACCTTTGAGGGAAATACCTGCCAGTTATGCTTAATAACCTGTTTAAGGTTTTCCGCTAAAAACTCATCAATTTCTCTCTTTAGCTGGTGTAGTTCCTCTTTCGATTTACCAAAGATCACTATATCATCCATGTATCTGTAGTAATACTTAACTCCCTTAACCTCTTTGAGCCAATGATCCAAAATGGATAGATTAAGATTACCGCTATACTGGGATACATAGTTTCCTATAGGTATTCCTACACCATCTACAAACTCTTTTCCATTATCATCTATGATAATATTTACTAGCACTCCTAACCGCTGGAGTATCTCTAAGTTTTCCTCCGTAGCTGGACAAGTGCTAATACTATCTATGATCTCATCCAGTAACCATATAAGCTCTGGATCCTTAAAGATTTCCCTGTACCTCTGTTTGAGTACCTCATGCACTATAGTAGGGTAATACTTCCGTACATCTAATTTCAAACAGTAGGCGGTACCCTCTGGATCCGATACTAAGATACTAGGTATCCACTTTTGGTAGACTACCTTACCATCCTTTTTAATCTTCTTTGTGTATCCCCTTAAATCATTTACGATAGGCTGGATACCCTTATTAGGTATGGCACTATATGTATCCTTAGTTAAATTCTTTAAGAGATAGGGCTCTATAACCTGTAGGATAGCCCATTGACATATACGGTCTGGATAATAAGGGAGCTTGTAGATTTCCCTCTCTTTCTTTCCCTCCGTTTTGGTAAATACCTCATAATCGGAGGTTTTATATGTATGATCTATAAGGCTTGTTTGCAATCTCCGTAAGTGCTTATCTAGGCTACTTTCAACCTGCTTTACTTCCGCATACCACCCTTTTCCTCTCTTTGCGTTCTTGTGGGCTTTTCTTAGGTTATCCATATCACAGATTTTAGAGTAAAGATCTCCTGTACCTTTCATATCTGTATACCCACCTTTGCTATTTTTGTATGTGCATAAAGAGGAGCCAGCTATCCGCCATAGCACCTCTGTACTTCCTTGCAAGCATCAGTAAAAACGGTTTACAGATAAACTCTGCACATAGGCACCTCTTTATGATTTTTTACCAGCCCTCACAAGAGAGGCTTTTTATTTTCTGGCAAGAGCCACGGTAGCTGTTACTCACTTAGGGTTTTATTTCTAAGTGTCATGGTATAACACTATTTATGCACATATAGTAAGTGACTGCTGATATTCCGATTACGATTAGAGGAGGTATTATTCACATTAAGATACCATGCTCCACAATTAGAGCCATTATTCCATTTACCACCCAATTTAGTAATTAAGAAACTCTTTACAGCTACCGACAAAAGGGTATTAAAAAAGAGCCTTTACAGCCCTCTTTCAATACCCCATTGATTTTATTATTTTATTGTTACGATGGTTTTAGGCTACCTGTGTTTGTGGCACATACAGCAAGCGACCGCCGACAGCCCGACCACGACTAGAGGAGGCATCACCCACACCAAGAAACCACGCCCCACAAGCAGAGCCACCATCCCACCTACCACCCAACGTAGCAATCAAGAAACCGTTGTAGGTGTAATTCTGCCAGTAGTAATCTCCTACTGGTAAAGCATCGGATCCTGCACTTGCTGTAGGTAAAAATACCTCTGGGTAATCCTCATTGTAGCCTACTGCACTCCAGTAACCGTTACTGTGGCTAAGCTGTGTACCGTAGTTATCGTAGCCCTCTGTAGTGTTATCTACCATAGCCTCTCCTGCTCTGTGGAGGTAAGCATCATTTAAGCCCTTAGCTAAGATGTTAATACCATCCAACCAAGTCCAGATATTACCCCAGAGGTTTTCCTCTCCTCTGTAGGATACAGAGCACTTACCATCTACACCAGCGTTAGGATCAATACCAGATCCATTACCTAAGCTAGAGGTAGCACCTGTATTTACTGCCATGTTAGTAGCACCATCATCTACAAAATCAGCTACACCTCTACCGATCTTTCTCTGGCAATCCATAGAGCCATACTCTACCATGATAAGCCATTGAGTAACCGCTAAGGCGTAGATATTATGGCTCTGCCATCCTGCACCTCTGTTATTGCACAAAGCTCTAACATTTGCTCTGGTTAAGTTCTGGGTTAATCCGCTGGCTGGCTTAGCACCTGCGATACTAGAGAGCATATCTGTAGCAAAATCCGCTACCTGCTCATCTGCCTTAAGGTATGCTGTAGCGGAGCTATCATAAATAGCACCCTCATAAGCGGAAAGATAGATCTTATCCTGCAAGATACCATTTTCATCCTTAAACGCCTGCGGAGCCTTAAAGCCTACCTTAGGAGTAGGAGAGATATAATATCTAGCCTTTGTGATTTCCTTACCCTTACCAGAGGTAGCATTTTTCATCTTAACAGGTACGGTTTTCACATAAAAGATAGGCTGTTCTACCATTACCTGTACCTGTGTACCGATAGGGTATTCTTTTTCTCCAATAGTGATAGCCTGTGTTAGAGCTCCTGTTTCCGTGTACCCTGCATCTCCACGATAAGCAACTACTACACCCTCATTAGTGATATTACATCTCTTTCTAGCCCACGGAGAGAGGCTATCAAAATCTGCACCAGCGGTAAGATTTTCTGCTCCTGCCAATCTGGTAAATTTACGGTTAGCATAATCAACCTCTACACCGTAAACATCATCCTCCTCATAGCCTACAAAAGATCTTACATCGTCAATCTGGCTCTGTAAGTCTACGATCTGGGCTACTGTTGCTGTAGCTGTAGGATCTACCTCTACTGTTACACTGGAGGCATTAGATACCGCTGTTATCAGATCCACCATAAGGCTAGATACACCGATACCATTAAACGGAGGCATCCAATCCGCTGTAGCGGTACTCTCATCCGCTACGGAAATACTATAGAGGATTTCTCCATCCTGCGGATCCGTAGCATATAAGCCAATATTTCTAACATAGTAGCCAGCTTTCAGCGTTTCGTTATTGAAACTAGCACTTACCTTTACATTACTGTTATTCTGCTTAATAACAGAGGCTACCGCTGTAGATTGCTTAATAGTACCGATCCCTGTTTTAGAGGCAAGATCCCCACTAAGAGTATTTTCCGATACTGCAATTTTTGTAAAATTCAGTTTGCAAGTACCAGCTACTACCTTAGCTAAAAGAGCCTGCCCTTTAGTTGTGATTACTGCACTCTTAAAAGCACCCATTTTTAATACACTCCTTTTCTTAATTTATTGTAATTACTGTAGCTGTGCTTACAGGGTTAGCTACAGTAGGATTACCTGCTCCTGTGGCTACTGTAGCTATATCATTAGTGATAAGCTGTGTACTAGCCACACCTGCTCCTACCGCATTATAGAGAGTACCATTTACAGTATCCTCCAGCTCTACATCATGTGTAACTACATGAGCGGTAGCTATAGAGCTTACTACAGCCTTATTAAGGGCTGTTTCCTTATTTATCTTTGCGGATATATCGTTAGTGATTAGATAGCTCATGGCTGTACAGGTTACTACTCCTACACCTAGAGGAGTACTCTTGTTAGCCTCTATCACATTCTTTAGATCCAGCACCAGATTACACGGTAGCATCTCCTGTAAGAGGCTGGTAACTGTATCAAAGCTACCAGCTACTCCTAAATGAGTGATAATCTCTAAGGCGTATTCCTCATAGTGCTCAATAATGCTAAATTTATCAGCACTACCGTACAGAGAGAAAAGCCTGTTATAGAGCTCCTTATCCGTGTAAGGTACCTTATCATTCCATTTAACCAGCACATTAAACCGCCTTGTTTCTAAGGTAGCTCCTGCCTCTGGATAAATACCCATCATATCCTCAAAACGCTTAATACCGTACTCATCCGCTGTTTCTATAAACATATTATTAAGAGTACGATCTATAGCCTCTAGGAGGTATCTAAGCTCTGGCTCCTCCGCCTTTGCTATCTCCTTAAACTCTTTGAGCTGTCTTAGGATCGGCATCCAATAACTAAGCAAATCAATTTCTTTAGCCATTCTCTACACCTCCCAGTACAGGGAGCTCCTCTATAGCTAAGGCTAAATTACTTTCTGCTCCGTTAATTTTGGTATCTGCCACATCCAGCACTCCCTCCAGATTAAGTAAGCGGTTTTCGATCTGGGATACACGCACTACCAGAGTACCCTCCGCTTTCTCCCAGTTCTTTCTAAGCTCCAGCATATAAGCCTCAATAGCCTCCAATGCCTTAATCTCTATCTGGCTCCATGTGTATCCCTCATTAAGAGTAAATCTACAGGATACGCTTACAACCTTTTCCACAGCGGATACTACGGTTACTGTATGCCCTATAGGAGCTATACCGCTACCTGTACCCTGTGGATTAGGATCTATCTGCTCCTGTACTGATGCTACTAAGGTACCTGTGGCTACATTGTACTCACTATCAATAATGATTAGTTTAACTGTGCCTCCTCCCTTCCATACAGGGATTACTACAGTACCTCCTACACCATCCAGAGCATTAGTTTTATCTCTGTAATCCTGCTTATTACCTCCAAAAGGGTTACTATCAAAGGAGTTAAGGTATCTGGCTCTTAAAGCCTCTGTATCCTCCTCATCCTCTGCTGGGATTAACAGCTCTACCAGCTCCCCAGTAAGATCCTTATCAATGTACTCAATGGAGCTAAGCTCTCCAAAGTACTTATTACCCTGTGTACCTGTGCTCTCACACTCCATCTGGTAATAGAAAAAGCCATCCGCACTATCAATAAATGCGATGGCTTTATAATTTAGCTCATCTAAGCTAAATCTGGATCCTATAGGGATCTCCATATTAAATTTTCCTTTGAGCACCGCACAGGTAGCATCATAAGGGATAATACCACGCTCCTTACAGCGTTTTACTAAGTAATCCCTCATAGCTGTATCTGCATACCCATCTCTAATAATGCCATCCAGTAGGATATAGATATTAGCGTGTTCTGCGGATACAGGGGATACAGCGTTCATTACTACAGAGCCCTCTCTCTTATCCACATCGGTAGCTACTCTTGCCAGAGATCTATCCAATATTTTCTCATAAGTTTGATCCTCATACATCTAATTCCACCTCCTTACTGCCTACATCGGTTATCATTCTAAACTTGATATACAGCTTATCTTTTATCTGTGATACCTCCAGCTCCTCTACGCCTGTAATGTGCTCATTTTCGTATAAGCACTCCTCTATATAACGCTTTACCTCACTATGGAGGTACTCATCACTATAAGAGTATCCTATGAGGTTAGTGTACTCCTCCCCATAGTACCAGCTATAGATTACCCAGCGGTATCTTTTAGCTTTAAGAGCTAAGTAAGCCCATACACAAAGGGCATCCACGCCCTCTACAATCCTGCCAGTTAGCTTACCGCTCCTAAAGTCTATCTCATACTCACGGATGGAGGAGGCTGTTACCTCTGTAGATGATAAAGTTACCTCCCTCTCCGTAGCAAAAGGAAATAAACTCATTACGCCTGCACCACCCTTGCTAAGATTACATACATATTATTGTTATTGAGTTTCTGCACCGCCACCAGATCTCCCTTTTTTAGCCCATCGGTATAGGTTATCTTAGTTTGTCTGGTAGTTTTTGTATCTGGATCATGGTAAGTACCCTCACTATCCACCGTACCAAACGGATCCTCTTGTGTGGTATCTACTGTTACTCCAGATACATACGGTACCTTAAGTGTGCGTGTATAGCCAGATACTAAATAATCCGCTATGTAGAGATCCTCTGCATTGAGCACCAGATCATCTATTTTCACGCTAGTAGCACTTTGCATAACGCCTATCTGGAGGGTAACTGGGTTATCTTTACCGCCCTGCTCCCTCATAATGTTAAGCATTTCTGCGTAGTATTGATCGTTTTTCATACCGCCTACATCACTCATAGCTGTACCTCCTTGTTATTCTTATCAACAATTTTCCATCCCTGCCCTGTACCGCCATTTGCCATGTAGTAACCGTAAGCCTCATTCCATGTAGAAATATTAGCCTTTACCACATTCCAGTACTTGTTAAGGATTGCAAACGGAGGATTACTCTTAGATCCGTAGGTACTTGTAACTGTGGTAGTATTGCTACTTCCAGAGCTACTAGATCCGCTCTCTATAGAGCTCTCTGTGTTACTGGCTTTCTTTGTATCCATCATTTGCTTAAGGGTAACTGTTAAGCTCATAGTGGCTACTCCGTTCTGCCATGTATGGGTATCTGCATCTATCCACACAACACCGCTAAGCCCTGTGGAGCTATCCGATACTACCGCTCCAGCCCCAGTAACAGCTCCATTAAAGTTTACACACTCCAGCGTAAAGGTTTTTTCCACGCCCACAAACATACTCTTAGCTGTGGTAGTAGGATCCTTACCCTCCTCTTTAGTGTAAACCTGCTGGAAAATACCGTAGGCTTTCACATCTGCATCATTTTGTACTACTCCTGTTTGGTTTCCCTCCCCATCATAGATCCGCACTTTATTAACCATGTTATTAAGTGTTTCCCTGTAATTTGAGGAGGTAATATTACTATCCTCTGTGAGTTCGATCTCACAAACTACATTACCCATCTCCTCTACATTGAGGTATCCCTTTTTTGCGGTTACACGGTAGCTTACTCCGTTCTGCTGGTATGCCTGTGTGTATGCCTGCATGATGATCTCATAAATACTCACATTTTGTACTATGAGTTTCTGGTTTAATCCTGTGCTGGCTAAGTTCCCTACTGGGATCTCCATATCATCACATACCATCTGGGTAATGCCCTCTGCTGTTTTACCGCTAAAATTGTAAGTAGCCTTACTTTTGAGGGTATAATATAACAGATCGTAAGCTGTATAGGTTACCGTACCAGTAACACTACTAGCCTCACGATCTGTTACAAAACCTCTAAAGAGCTCCGTTACACCATCATCCTCAAAGAGGTAAATGGGATCTGCTAATCCTATATTAAGAGGAGTAATATTTTTATCCAGAGGAGCGTTTACTACTTTGAGCTCCAGCTTTCTAGCTACCTCCGATTTAGAGCCTCCCCAGCTCATAGAGGCTACATACTCTGTAATATCCTGCTCTCCATGTACAACTATCACTCTCTCCACCTCCTTTAAGGGATCGTTAATACCTGCCCTGCATAAATTAGGTTAGGGTTTTTAATCTTATCCGCATTAGCACTAGCTATTTTTGGATATTCTGCTCCATTACCGTAAAACTGCTTAGCAATTTTCCATAAGCAATCTCCGCTCTTAACTGTGTAAGTCCTGCCAGCATTTGTAGTAGGAGCCTGTACCGCTCTAACAGAGGGTTTTACTGTAGCTATGGTTACTGTAGCTTTTCTGGTTTTTATCTTCTTATACTCCTTAAGAGCCATCGTGTAATAAATATCTCCAGTAGCATCTCTTTCTCCATAACTAAAGCTCTCAATACTGCACTCCATGTTAAGTACCCCAGTAATGATAACCCTAATAGGCTCTCCAGATTTCCTCCACGCCTCGATCTTCTCTACATAGGCTAAGGGCTCTTTTCTGCCAGAATTATTACTAAAATTATAATCCTTAGCTGGAAAGAAAGAGCTAAGGGAAATCTCCCTTAGCCCTGTTTTACCCATGAGGTTTACATCTCCTATCTGGATTACATTAACTACTGTATTCCTGCTCATTACCGTAACAGTAAACTCACTAGGCTTTACTGGGAGCTGGAGCTTACTATCATTCTCTTTTTGTATCCAAAATTCCATAGTAAAGTATCCTCCTCTCCCAGTACCTAAGGCATATTAGGTACCAACTTACGGAATTTAGTAATCATATCCTCTACTACCTTATCTACATCTGCCTCTTTCTCGATCACTACTGTATCTGCCAGCTTTTCAATGTTTACGGTAGTACCAGCTTTCTTAATTTCCTGTGTTTCTTGTGTTTCTCCTGTGCCTCCTGTAGGCGTTCCACCTGTACCCTCATCTCTAGGCACCTCCTGTACCGCCTTAGTAAGCTGTACTCCTCTAGTGCTCATCTGCCTATCATACTGATCGGCTTGATTTCTGGTAAGTACTTTCTCGCCTTGATGGAGTACTGCTGGGTAGTTATCATAAGGTACTCGATCTTTACCGTAAGCAAAACCAAACCAGCCAGCTACAGTATCAATACCATCTCCGATAAAATCGGCTACTCCGCTAATCGCATCTCCTACTAGGCTTAAGCCATCGGCTATAGCACCAAATACAGGCTCCAGCACATTCCATACCGCCTCAATGGTAGCTTGAATTGCTGGGAAAACTGCCTCCACAACTCCCCAGAGTAAGTTAAAGATTGACATAGCCAGATCCAGTATAGGAGAAATAATATCCCATGCTGTACTAAATACCGTAGCTATGATCTCAATAGCACTCTGGATAATAGGGCTCACGGTTTCAAATACCTGTTGTAACACTCCCATTACAGGAGTAACTACTGTATTGATAACCTCCGCTATCTTAGAGCCCACCTCTGTAAAGATCTGGGATACGATAGGGAAAACTGATTGAATGATACCAGTTACCATACTGATAACATTAGATACAATCGGTAGAGCCTGCTGGATCGCACCAGCTAACGCCTGCACAATCGGCATAACAGCGTTAATTACCATCGTGATTACATTACTCACAATAGGGAATACCTGTTGTACAATTCCTGCAAAAGTCTGTATTATCTGTGTAACTACTGGGATAATTGTCTGTATAACATTTCCTAAACTCTGCAAAATAGGGAGTACTGCTGGGATTACCGCATCTACTACGCCTAAAATGCTAGGGAATACTGCCATAAACATATTACCCAAACTAGATAACACAGGAGCTAAAGAGGCTACCACATCGGATACCCCTACTAAGAGGTTTCCTATCGTAGGCATAGCCATAGATATAGCATCTGCAAAACCTTGTATAATACCTCCGCCATCTCCAAACGCTCCGCCTAAGCTCTCCGCTATCTTAGGAGCTACAGAGGATAGCATACCAGTAACACTATTAAATACCTGCCCCAAAGCTCCAAAAATGTTATTTGCCAGCCCTCCCATAGAGGATGGTAACATGGCTATAATTCCATCTTTGATACTCTGGATAATAGTACCTCCGTTTTCTTTCATCTGCGGAGCTACCTTTTCAATGGCTACCTTAATAGCCTTAGGTAATGCACTAAATACATTTCCCAGCATAGGGATAGCATTACCTACTAAGAATGTAATAGCGGTATCCACCAACTGCTCCACGGATCCTGTAATATCTCCGCCCAGAGCCAGATTAGCAAAGAGATTTTTAGCACTAGCTTTCATGGCATTAAATGATCCTGTAAAGGTTTCACTTGCCTCCAGAGCTGTAGTGCCTGTAATTCCTAAGTTATCCTGTATTACATGGATTGCACTATATACATCCGCTAAGTTACTCATATCATACTGTACACCAGAGAGCTTAGTAGCATCCTTTAAGAGCCTCTGCATCTCCTCCTGTGTACCGCCATAACCCAGCTTAAGGTTATCCAGCATAGTATAATTTTGCTTAGCAAAGCCTTGATAAGCATTTTGGATAAGATCCATGCTGGTACCCATCTTATTAGCGTTATCCGCCATATCAATAATAGCTTGATCGGCTATCTGTGCGGATTTAGCTGTATCTCCACCTAAGCTACTAAGCAAACTAGCGGAGAAACTTGTTACCTGCTCCAGATACTCATTAGCGGATAATCCAGCGGTTTCATACGCTTTCTTAGCGTTCTCAATTACTACGCCTGCATCTCCCTTATAGAGAGTTTCCGCACCGCCTAAGCTCTGCTGGAGGCTGGCACCCTCACTAAGAGAGTTACCTGCTATAAGGCTGGCTCCTGCACCTGCGATACCTACCGCTATGGTTACGCCCTTTGCAAGCGTACCTAACATACTCTTGATACCACTAAGAGCACTTGTAGCTCCGTCTTTGATAGCTACCGTAGCCCTAGCTACTGTAGATCCTATCCCTTTGAGCGTTTGCTTAATGCCTCCCAGCACTTTACTAGCCATATCCTTTAGCTTAACTACTGGAGCAAATACCTTTTTAGTTAGCCCCCCTAAGGTATTTTTGATCTTTGTTAAAAGTTTAGATGAGAGATCTTTCACTTTTACAACTGGAGCAAATACCCTAGCGGATATAGCCTTTAGTTTTTTAGTGAGGTTATTTATGGAGGCTGTAGCTTGATCCTTTAATCTAATCACAGGATTTACTATGGTTTTCTTAACCGCCTTTAGCTTTTCTGCAATAAGATCCAGTTTCTTTGTAGGTCTACCGTCTATCTCGATCTCTGGTGTAGCCACCATAGCTCCTACTGTAGCTACTGTGTTTCTTACATTCTGGATAATACTAGAGGCTCTATCATTAGCGGTAATCGTAGGGTTAGCTCTCTGGCTACCCAGCCCTCTAATACTGGAGCTCGTTCTATCCACCTGTTCGGAAAACTGCCTCTGTAGCTTAAGGTTTTTCTGCAAAGTAGCATACATATTATCCTTTAAGCTCAATCTTGCACCAAACTCTATCAAAGTACCCACCTCCTTTACTTAATTCTATTTTCTACTGGAATAACCACAGAGGGCATACCGCCTTACCCTGTGATTGCTTAACAAGCTCATTTCGTTCCTCCACTTCTTTCTCATAAAAAGCCTGTACTACCGTGAGCTCTCCTCTAGGCATAGAGTAAAAAACGGATGGGCGTATACCCTTATGTTTCCAGTAGTAGTACATCATCTGGGTTAGCCCATCCGTTTCTATTAGTTTTTTACTTCATTTACTGCATTTTCTCCAAAACCAGTAAGAGTAGCAATATGAGTATAGATGTTAGTGATCTCTCCACTAAGGAAAAGTTTTCTAGCCAGCTCCTTAGGAGTTTGAGCCTTAAACTTTTTCATAAGATCCGCATTTTTGAGCATCGGCTTACCGTTAGCATCTACCACGCCCTCAATTACTACAAAGAGCTGGAGCAAAGATACATCCAGATCCACATCTTTACCCTTAACAGCTACCGCCATATCCTGTACCTCCTCATACTTTTCTGGAGTAAGAGCTTTACAAGTGATAATAAACGGAGATCCGTAAGCCTGTGTAAGTCTGGAGATCTCTACCTGCTTAGTAGGGAGCTTAATCTCTCCAATATCGGAGCCCAGCAAGAGATCCAGTACATTAACTGCCTCTTTCTGCTCCTGCATTACTTCCATATCTTCCATGCCTGTATATTCTTCTGCTTTCTTAGTTGCCATGATAATAGCCCTCCTATAATCTAAAAATTTTACCTATAAAACAAAAATAAGCGGAGAGGAATGGTTTTTCACACTCCTCTCCGCCTTAACTGCACCTATCCTACTTATTGAGGAGTAATCTGATCCAAGTACTCATAACCTGTAAAGGTAAACGGAGTTTCTGTTTCAAGAGGTTTCTGTGCCTCCCAATCAAACAGAGTAAGATCATCAAACTGTACTCCAGTAACACTTACACGCTCTGCTCCAAAAGCATCTGGATCCGCTAACTTACTGATAAGAGTAAAGCGTACATCCTGCTTATTTCTTACCATATCAGCAATCTTAATAGCCATTCTGGAGTTTACCTTGTGCATTGTAAGGGATCCTGTACCCTTGCATCCTACGATCTTGTTATCAGTAAAGAATGTACCGCACTGTTTGATCTCCTCTTTTGTAAATTCTACCTTTGCCTGTGCTTTGTAAGCCTCGCCTACATAATCTCCATCCAACCAGAGCTCTCCAAAGGTACCGTTACAAATTCTCTTTGTTTCTACAGCCATCTCTCAATACCTCCCTTACTCTTTGTTAATAAAGATGTCTACATCTTCGATAGCATCCAAGATACTAATAGTACCCTTAAGGAATACCTTAGATCCTGTATTTGCCTCTTTGATAGCCTGCTCATCCATATCGGAGGTATCTACTCCAATGCTCTCTAAGTACTGTTTCTGCTTAGCCACATTGATCTCTACAGTAGAGCTATCTGCTTTGAGGTAGCCCTTACCGCCCTCTGTAGCCTCCAGCCCTCTAAGGTATCCCTTAATAGCTGTAATCAACAAGCACTTGTTATCGTAGCTGTTAGAATAGTTACCGATGTAGGATTTATTGATAGTACTGTAAATATCAGTTTCAATAAGATCCTGTATAGCGGAGATCTTGATCTTCTGGAGATCCTCCGTTTCTACCTCTGTAACTGTTACCAAAGAGTTTACACCTCTGGCAATAACAATACGATCTCCATCGTTGTACAGAGTGAGCTTACCTGCATCTACAGCCTCATCTACTTCCTCATCCTCCGCATTAGGAATAGCTGTTACCTCATTAAGAGGCTTGTAAGTAGCGGATACTTTGAGATCCAAGCCAGCTAACAAGCCAGCAATTCTACTACAGTACTCCGCCTCTGTAAAAGCGGTATCCTCTACCGTGATCTTATCCTCTGCGGTAGCATTTACTACAGAGAAATTGATAACAGCTCTGCTATCTCCCTCTGTGTTAGGGAGTACTGCTACAGGTCTGCGGATAGTATTCTTACGGATACCTGCAATCCATGTAGCCATAGCTGTAGCCTCATCTGCGGAAATATCTGGAGCACCTACAAGGTAGTTTACTTTCTGTGTTGCAAAAAACTTAAACGCCTCTTTGTAATCTTCTGCATCCTCTGTAAGGGTATACACGATAACCTTACTAGGAGTACCTAAAAAAGCTCTCTCAATGTAAGCGGTATTTGCCTCATTAAAAGCACTATCCCCAGTAGGAATATCATCTATCCCTCTAAGCACCATAGCCCCAGCATTTTTAGCATCCTTAAGGATGATACCTACTACGCCAAGAGTACCCATCTGGATAGCTGTTACCGCTTTTTTGGAAAACTCAATAATAATATCTGGCAATCCCATTTTGATTTTTCCTCCTTATCCATTTGTTGTAGTTTCTGTTTCTAAATCAACCTCCAGCATGAGCTCATACGGATCCTCTTTAGGTACATCCTCTGTAAAGCTAAGCGTGAGCTTAACATACACCGCACCCTCATCTATCCTTACCTCATCGGAGTAATTTTCAATTTTCGCATACCTAGCTTTCTCCTTTACGCCCTCCAGAGGTATTACTGGCACCACTCTACGCAATAAAAAAAGAGCCTTAAGCTCATCCTTTACTTTGTACAGTTTCTCCGCTATCCCTTGATTAGCCTCGTTACGCTCCCCAAAGTATACGATCTGGAAAACTGGATCATCTTGATATACATTGTAGTTTTTAAGGTTACTACTCCCTGTAGCAAGGTGTACATAAAAACTACCTCGCTTAAAATTCTTAGGTACCTCCTCTATATGTACTGGTACTCCAGCATAGGAGGAGGCTATTACCTTACAAACGCTGTTAAGCAATCTCATAAGTTACCTCCCTCTACCTCTCTGGCACATTGCTCCATAAAGCTATTTACCAGCCTTACTAAGCGTGGCTTAGCACCATTAAAACCTTTTTCCATAAAAAAGGCTCCCTGTACATACCTCTCACTAAGCATTATCCCTTTTTGGTTACTGCCTGTGAGGTATTTTGCTCTACCGCCTACGCTTAACCGCTCCGCTGGTAAAAATCTCTTGTGTTGCACATGACCATCATTTACATACAGAGCATACTCTACATTAGTACCTACCTCTACATAATCCTGCGGTATGCCCTCTCCAAACACACAGATACTATCTACTAATCTGGAGGTATCTACTGGCACATGAGGGATAATTTCCGCATGGTAAATCTCCCCCATACGCTCCAGCAAGATCCTTTTTTTAGCATCCCAGCTATCTACAAACTGTGCAAAGTTCTCTACAAACTCATCCCAGCCATCAATACTAAAGCCTAAATCATCTGCCATAGCCTATACCTCCTCAATACTAAGGAGTGGTACCGCTACATGAGTACGCTTTTTATAGGGCTTATCTGCCAGAGCCTTAAACTCTGTACTCTGGATTATCTCCTCATACTCATCTACCTCATAGATATATAAAATATCTCCCACCTGTACATCTGGCTCCTCATCGGATCCGATATAGCAAGTAAGCTCTGTGGTATTCTCTTTTTGAGGCTGTTTCTGTGCTGTGTTAGAGCTACTCTCTGCCACAAAACAAGGATAGGTACCAACTGTACCCAGCTCCTTTGTAGGGCGGTTATATTCTCCTAAAGTTGAGGAGTACCGTTTAACGATAACTTTTTTATCCTCCATAAAGGCTAACATAATGCACCTCCCTACTCTGTAGCCAGCGTGTTAGTGCGTGGAAACAAACGCCTATAGGGATACAGTTTATTTTTTACATTGTCTGGTAGTGGATCATCAAAGGATACGCTCTCATCCGCTAAAGAGTAGGAGGTTTCTCCCTCCGCTCCACGCTTACGGAAACGCTGTATAGCTAGATCCTCCTGTACATTTTTGAGCTGTTTAGGAAATACATCCTTACCCTCATCATCTATAAAGGTATCTCTGCAAAACGCCTCTATATCCTCTCTGGATTTCTCCAAAAGCACCTCTAAAACGGAGAGCTTTTTCTTGTTATCCTCTGCGATCCCCAGTAAGATCCTACATCTTTCTAAGCTCTCCATAAGTGCCTCCTCTAATTATTCCTCTACCAACTCTACGCCATGTACTCTAGCAAGAGCCTTAGCCACTTCCAAGCTCTTAGTAGTGGCTGTACCCTTAATAAACTGAACACCTAAAGATGCTACAGTAAGGTAAGGGTTTTTGGAGGTAAATTTATAAACCTTTTCCTGCTTAGGCTCCTCTGCCTTAGCTGTGGTTTCATCCTCCGCCTGCTCCTGCACCTGTGCGATTTCCTCTGGAGCGGTTTCCTGTACTACTTCCTGTACTACTTCCTGCTTAGGCTCCTCTGCCTTAGCTGTGGTTTTCTTAGCCATTACGCTTACCTCCTATCTGTATACTCTACCAGCTTACCTTACGCCTGCTTACCGATATTAACGATCTTAGAGCCTGCGTAGCTGTTAAACAACTTGATAGTACTTTCATTGATAACATGACCTTTGAGGTAATCTCCTGCCTTAGGAAGATCCTCATAGAAAGTACCTCTCAATTCTGCGATCTCAACCTGTTCCATATCTACAGTAAGCATAGCATCTGTAGCCATGTGGCGGTTAAGTACAAGGTTGATAATACCAAAATCACTCTCAATTCTGGCAATAGTAACACCGAAAGTAACAGCTAAAGAGTTATCAACTGCTACACGAACATTTACACCGTTCTTAACAAGGTTATTTACCATTCTCTTAACAGAGGCATTTACGAAAGTAAAGTACTCTCCGTGAGCACCGTGATCCCACATACCCTGCAAGCTGTCAAGGATGAGCTCCTCTCCAAATTCCTTACCAGTAGCATCGATCACATTGGCATCATTAACCAAATTCATAAGACCGTTCATCTGTCTAGGAGTTTCTACGCCCTCTGCGGAGCTTTCAAGTGTCTTAACACCGTTGATAAAGTAGTATTCCAGATCTCTCTTAGTTTCGATCAAACGATCATTAACCTCACTCTGGAAAGAGTTACCGATACCCTTAGGATCAAGAGCCTGTGCGGTACCAGATACCTGTGTAACCTTTTCGATGATCTGACAAACATTGTCAAGAGTTCTTCTGCTGGAAGTGATAACGCTACCTGCATCTGCACCCTCCATCTTAAGAGTACCTCTGTTAGGATTGAGCTCCTTTTCTCTCCAAGTAACTGTAATATCCTTAGCTGGTACCACAGCACCTCTACCCATCAACATAGTAGTAAGCGGAGTATCAGTAGGAGTTACAAGTGCGATTTCCTCACGGAGATCTACTACTTCATTAGCCAAAAAATCATTTCTTTTAATCATTTTTAAGTTACCTCCTTAAAATTTTCGTTTGTTATGTTCTTTGAGGGATTTATTCCTCATCTCTGTTGTGATATGCTGTGAGCTTTTCACTAAGCATACCCTTTACATTACCTGCTTTCTTTGCCTCATCGTACTTAGATACATCCTTAGTATCTTTTCCTGTAGCTGGAGTAGTGCCTTTAAGAAATTCAGCCTTAGCCTTAGCCACTTCCTTAGCTACTTCCGCATCAAACAGAGCTTTCATGCCCTTAACTCTTTCTGTGAGCTTTTTCTTACGCTCCTCCTCATCGGAGATAGTGGCAAGATCTTCTACAGCAATAAGATTTCTAAAGCCTGCATCCAAGCCAAGCTCCGCTACTGCATCCACTACATCCAACTTTAACCCCTTGATAGTGAGATCAAAATCTTTCTTAGCCTGTGCCTGTAAGCGTTCCTGCTCCTCAACACGCTTTCTCTCATCCTCTGTCATTTTTTCCTTAGCCTGCTTATCCGCCCACTCTTTCTCTTTCTTCTTGATAGCATCAGTTACCCTCTTATCTGCCATCTTTTCATACTCTTTCTGGAGCTCTGCTCTAATTTCCTCCTCTGTTTTAACCTTAGGAGTATCTGCACCTGCTCCAGCGGTAGCGTTAGCCTGCTCCCCTGCTCCTGTTTCCGTAGTTCCGTTAGTGTTCTTTACTTCATCTGCCATCTTAGTAGCCCTCCTTATAAAATTTAAGTTTCGCACCCTCAACCCTCGTAAGTTTTGAGGCATACAACCCTTTATTTTCTTCATAAGATAGGTTACAAAGTAGGATAAAATATGTATTATTTATAGAAACACTTTGTAAAAATGTTTCATTTTCTAAGTAAATCTATTTCAGTACAAAAAAAAAAGAGGCTAACAAGTTTTTACACCTGTTAGCCTCCTTACTGCACTAATCGTAAATATCCTCTGTAGGTAAATTCTCCAGCACATCATAGAAATTAGGGATCTCTGCAATCGGCTTACCCTCCTTAATCTGGGTAAGTACCTCTATTTTCTCATCCAGTAGCTCCTCACTATCCAGATCAAAATATTTCATCTCTGGGATCCCTACCGCATACGCTAAGAGCTCAAATATTAGGATTTTCTTTTCTTCCATGCTACTTTACCTCCTCCAGCATTTCTAAGATGCACCCAGCTAAGGCACTTACCAGCTCTGGCTTATCCTCTTTTAAGAGTTCTATTAACTCTGGATGAGAGATAGCAAGAGCTCCATAGTTAGCTAAAGCCTCCGATGGGCATTTTTCTGCATTACTGTAGTATCTCCCTCCGTGTCCGTAGTGTACTACACCTTTATCCCTATGAGATCCGCCACTAAGAGCATCGTAAATATCCTGCAAACTGCTTACACCGCCTCCTAAGGCATTTCTACAATCTGCATCTGCTTTCTCATTAACCGTTTTCCACAGCTTTTTAGAGAGCTTATCAAAATCTTTCCACGATATTTTACCAGATCTGTACTGCTCTCTTAGATCCGCTATCCCATCTGTGTACTCATCTTGATACTTTTTGTGTATTATACCATACTCTTTATCAAAATCCTCAAAAAGTTTTTTAACCTTATCTCCTATGGAGGTATCCTTTTTAGAAAATACCGCCTTTAGAGCCTCATTAGAGCGTGATTGCATCCCCAGTAGCTTTTTACGATCTTTCTTAAGGGCTACCATAGCATCTAACAAGTGCATCTCCTCATGTAGAGTAGTAACATAGGTACTAGGGTTAGCTACATCCAGCTTAGGTATAGTAAGTTTCCACTCCGAAAAATCTCTACTCAAAGCATAAGAGGATCCGTGAGAGATCTTAAAGGCTAATCCTGCATCCTCCAGAGTATCCAGCTTATCCATAGCCCTATATACCGCTACTACGGATTTATCAGCGTTAGGCTGGCTGTTAATGTAATCTAAGAGAGCCTGTGTATTTTTAGCCTCCGCCTTACTAGCGTAAAATGCCTCTGGATAATCGGTTAATTTGATAGGATCTCTATCTACTATAACCTTATCAGTTTTTACCGCATTTTTTATATCGGATTTCTTTACAGGCTCTACAGCTACAGGATCTCCCTTATACTCCAACTTACCGCCCTCTTTCCAGTTTCTTACCCAGCCATCCTTAAGAGAGCCATCTGGGTTAATCTTATCCTTATTAGCCTCCAGCCATTTCTCATAATTCTCCGCTCCTCTTACGGATCCTGTAAGCTCATTGAGCTCATTACTACTAAAAGTATCTGGTACTACAGGAATATACACACATCTACAGTTAGGATGGCGTGGTAGAGTAGGCTCCTTACCTCTCTCATACCTCTTACCATTATCCGCTTTACAGGTACCACAAGTACGATGATCCCCACCGTTAGCACAGCGGTACTCCAGCTCCTCTATACCTGTATCTGCGTAAGCGTGATCGTGTGCTACATAGGCTACCCTTTTGGTTTCCGTTCTAGCCACTCTCTCCGCATTGTATCTAGCTGTATCTATGTTTTTTGTGATCCTATCGGTAATCTCTGGGATACCCTCCCCTAAGATCATGCTCTGGGTAAGTCCTACTCTAAGATTTCTCCCCAGCGTTTCCTTATCCAGCCAGAGCCTATCACTAAACATAGCTCCGCTCCACGGATAATCTAGCGTTTGCCTTATAAGATTAGGATTGAGCCTATTAAAATTAGCCTTTACTGGTATGCTCTGCCCCAGTTCGTATACCTGCCTTAAAAATTGATCGGTATATATGTGGGAGAGCCCCTGTGTAAATACTGCCTGCTCTTTCTGCCCTAATTTAGTAAGCTCTGCTGTGATCTGCTCAAATAAGCCTCTACTCCGTGTAAGAGCACTCTGGTTAGCATAGCTCCATGTACCTCCAGCCTTTTTAACCTTAGCCATAGTTTCCGCCACATCTGCTAGGATCTGTTTCTGGCAATCCCTATAAATTGAGGCTAGTACTCTCTCCATCTTAGCCTCATCATCAAAGGCTTTTAGGTTATTCCTCAATACCGCCTCCTCACGCTCTGCAATTAGCTTAGCTCTACGGAGGCTATCAGCATGGAGGATCTTTTTCTGCTCATCTGTGAGCTGGCTGTAAGGAATACCATACATTTCTCTTACAGCCATATTTACATAGCCTATATTAGCCATTTCTGCACCTCCTGTACGCCTTTTCTAGCCTCTTTTACTCCTGCTGGTTAGGAATTGCTCCACCTGCTCCAGTAAAAGCTCCCTGTGGGCTATTCTGTGCGTTAAGGTTAGGGAATAAGTTAGCACCATCTGCCTCTACATTAGCTGGAGAGTATGGATCACTACTCTTTTTCTCTGCCTCAATATCCATTTTGAGCTTTTCCAGTACTTCCTTAGGGTTATCAATGAATGGCAAGAGAGCTAAGAGGGTTTCCTTATCCACTTTTCCATCCAGCTTAGTAACTGTATCTACAAGCTCTGTAATATTGTTAGGTACATTTCTTGTAAACTCTACTTTGAGGTTTAATACATCTGGCTCATGGCTAGAAAGTACTCTAAGAGGAGCTGTGATAATACGGAAAAGCTCTCTTATAGCCTTTTCCATCTTACGCTCCTTAATAATACACTTAGTTTCCAATCCAAAGAGCTTAAAACGGATAGCTACACCACTAAGATTACCTGCAAAATTCTCATCGGAGAGATCTGGTACCTGTGAAAACTTGTAGATATTCTTCTCTAAGCGGTTAAGATGGTTTTCCAGAGCCTCCGTTTGGATCTGCTTAGTGATAAACTTAACATCTCCATTCTCCATAACCTCTATAATTCCCTCATCTTTGAGTTTTGAGAGGCTATCCTTACCTGCTACCATGTTCTTAAGCATGAGGTACGCATTTCTAAACGCCTCAAACTCATTAGATACATCGGAGAGCACCTTATCATAATCATTTACAAGGCTTTCTACTCTCTCTAAGTCACTCATACGCTCCTCATTATTGTACATGGTAGTAATAGGGATCCTACCGAAAATATGAGGTACTCTTTTCTCAAAGGTATATCCAGATACCTTACCTGCCTGTGCTCCTGTACCGCCCTCTACACACTTGAAAACATCATAGCCTGTAGCATCGTATACCTCTGCATAGTGAGTAGTAGTATCTGTATCCTCTGTATCTACATCATAGAGGCGGATAGCATACTGGAGCTCCTTTGTGCTGGAGTTCTTATACACTAAAATTACATCCTCTGGAGATAATCTCATAAACTTAGTTTTACTCTCCTCATTCTGGTAAACTAAGATATGAGATAAGCCCTTAATCATAGCCTCTTTACCCCACTCCATGAAAAGATCATCTTTCTCATTATCCAAACAGATCTTATCTAACTCATCCTGTACCGCTGTATCCTCAATCTGCTCCAGATCCACGCCTACATCCACAGGATCCACCTCTACCAGAGCTTTCTCCTTTTTAGGCTCTGTGTAGTTAAGGATAATAGGATTACCTAAGAAATAACCCACCGTATTATCTATGATCTGTCCGAAAAAGTCATTAGATACCTTATTGTTAGGCTTATTTGCATCCCTCTTAGGTCTGCTCTGGATCTTGTGCTTATTCTCATAGAGTTTCTGGTACTTTTTGTACTTAGGGGCTACCTTTTTCTTGTGAGTGGTAATAAGTTCCTCCAGAAATGAGGTTTTTATCCTGCCTGTAGTCTGCTCTGTATTAAATTCTCCATCAATAGGTTTCTTTGCCATTGTTTTATATCCTCCTTTACTTTTCTGTAATAAAAATAGCCCTCATTTTCTAGGGCTACTAAATCATAAAATCTTCTCTATTCAGTACACGGATCTCATTACCTGCATCCGCTACCGTCATAGCAAAATCTAAAGCATCAAATAAATCATCGTGATCCACTTCTGGGAATAGTAACAGGCACTCCTCCAGATCATCCATATTCTCTCTAAAGAATACCTTACCATTTTCAAAGTTTGCGGATCTACGCATGGCTCTAGTTACTTTATCTTTGCTGGTATTGATATTGATAATAGGTAAAAGGCTTAATCTCCTAAGCTCCTGTGCTAAGGATTTCTGGTAAGCTACCGTTTCTACGCCTACCCTCTCTACCATAGGGTACTTATCCCTGCCATAAGAGATAATTGTGTTAAGCTGGCTGTTAAATGTAAGCCTCTCCTTTACATATTCCAGTACATACACATTTTTCTCATCATCTACGCCAATCATCATAAGTACAAAGTAATCGTTATCCTCGTTTTCCTTTTCCGATATGGCAAGATCGGCTCCCATGTATACCCTAACCTTTTTCCATTGATCTATACCCTCCGCATTTTTAATACGGATCTTTGCTGTTTGGAAATCATAATCCAGCTTGTACTCCTCATAATACTTAAAATACTTAGCCTTAAAGATTTTACCCTTAGCCAGCTCTGTATCATTCTGGTACTGCATATTAAAGATAATCTTTCCACTTTCCGCTCTTATCTGTTTGAGCTTTTCTATGGTAAACTTGCCCTCCCAGAGAGAGCTCTCTACACCGTCAATAATCTGGATAGCTTTCTGGATATTTATAGTGTAGTTACCGCTCTTAATCAAATCCTCATACAGATCCAGCGGATTATATCTGGTACCTAAGATATGGATCTCTCCATCTGGCTCCAGAGTAGGTATTAAGGAGCTGTAAAACCATTCCTTTAGGTTAGCCCTCTGGCGTTCCGTTCTGGCGTTTTCCAGCCCCACCAAATCATCTCCGATAATAATATCAAAGTGCTTAGAGATAACCGCTCCAGAGGCTCCCAGAGCGGTTACCGTTGCCTCTTTCTTAATAATGTTACGCTTATTAACAGTAAACTCCCTATCATTCCACACATTATCCTTATGGGTTTTCCAATCTCCGAAAATTCTAAGCAAATTATCATTTTGCTCAAAATGGGTACGGATTTCCTTAAGAAAAGCCTGTGCCTGTGTCTGGGTTTTACTGCCTATCATAATACGGATATTAGGATCTCTTAGGATCCTAGTAATGCAATAATCCACATCTCCTACAGTACTCTTACCAAAACCTCTAGGAGCTAGATCCAGCGTACTCTTATTTGAGGATATATTTGAGATGATACTTTTATGGAGCTCCTGTACACTTCTCTTAGTGATATATGTACATACTAAATAGTAAGCTACCTCAAAAGAGGCATTTTCAATAAGGTATTTTACCATCATATCCTTATTATCAGCCTGCTCTAGCATCTCCTCTACTATTTGCACTCTACCATAATCTAACACATCCGCTTAACCTCCTCTCTACGCAAATTAAAAAGGAGCCTTTTACAGCTCCTCTAGTGCATTGCGATATAAATTATTAGGGCTATTGCCATTATTGCCAGCATGAGCACATCCCACGCTAGGAGCCCTCTCCATTTATTACTCTCTGGGAGGCTATTAAAGTACTCCGCTGTTTTCCAGATACAGATAATTACTGCTACCAGTATTACTATAGCCAGAATAGTTAAAAGTGTTTGCATCCAGCTTTCCTCCTCTCCTGCTTTCTAAGCCTTATAAAAGGAGTACCACAGTATTTACACCTGTACCCTGCTCCTCTGTATTTTACGCATCTATGCCTACGGAGGAAAAGCACTTGTTTACATCTTCCTCCTGCCTCAATATAATTACCACTCACAGCCTGCCTCCTTAAATGCTTTATGTATCTTAGGCTCCTGTATTGCCAGCCAATCTACCATCTCCTCATTTTGAGCCCAACACTTACTACCGTAAGCATTTTGCCAGAGCCCACTCTCATAAAGAAAAGCATGGATAATCTCATGGCGGAGTACTTTACGCTGGTATGCCTTAAGATCCTTAACACTCTCTGCACTCTGCTTATAATTAAAGATCAAAATCTCCTTAACCTGTGTATCACACCATCCAGCCGCCTCTCTATTAAAGCGGTAATCATCCTCCTCAATAATAAGGATAGTATACTGGGTACCTAACACACTTACATAGCTTTTATCCTCTCTGTGAGGCTGTGTACACTCTGTTTCTCCCAGCTCTGTAATATCTACAGTAATCTCCATCCCTGTATCACATAGAGAGAGAGTAACCCTATCATTATCATCAATTTTAAGCACCTCTCCTACCATGCTCTTATAGGATTTCAAATACACAATATCTCCTAATTTCATTTCTCCAGCTCCTCCTCTGTACTATACTCATCCGTATTACGGTTAATAGATATAAGGGCTGTAATAAAAATTCCTACACAGGCTCCTATCACTAAGCATACACCGCCTACAATCACATAGCCCATATCTGCCACCTCCTATAATGCAAAGGAGGGCTTTTTCTGCCCTCCCTGCTCCTGCTTATTTATTCTGCTACCAGATCCTCAAAGATCTTAGGTACTTCTCTCTGCATATCATGTAACAAAGGGATAGCTACCTCTACCATCTGTGGATGAGGCTTTCCTGTAACGCCTACCGCTCTCAAATTAAAGAAATGCCTCCAGCCCTTAAGGTTAGTAGTCATGGCTACCTCTGTTTTAAGGCTTGTAGGGAGTACTGCTCTAGCCTCCTGTGGAGTAGCTCCATCTGCTAACATTCTAAGGTAGCTCTTTTCTGCCTCCTCACAGGCACTTACCCACGCTCCGTATCTCTCACTCCAGTTATCCACCGTAAGATCCACGCCATCTACCTTTAAGTAACATGGCTCAATAACAGTAATTTCTCCAGCCTTAGAGCCATAGTTACAATATCTGGTACTTTCCTGTGCAAAAGAGGCTACTCTGTGGCGTACTATCTCATGTGATACGCCTCTATCTACAGTAAATACTACTGTAATATCCTCATGGATCAATCTTTCCTCTTTACCCAGCGGTTTAGGATCTACCTCTACTGGAGAAATTTCTCCATCATAAGGCATTAAAAGAACATCCTCAAAATATACCTCATATTTTCTCGATCTAAGGATATTCACTAAGCCTCTGGAGAAATTAAAGCCCTTATCTGTAGCTAAGATAATAAACTCTCTCCATGCTCTAAGATTTCCAGATACTAAGTAGCTCTCAATACCTGTAAATCTAAGAAATGTATTATAGCCCTCATTTTCTGCCAGCCATGCTACAATACTCTTAAGCTGTTTGTATTCTTCCTCCATAAATGCTACTACTAAGGAGGAGTGCTCTATCATAGCGGTATGATTACTCTTAATAAGAGATCTTACCATCTTCTTAGCGGATCCCTCTTTGATTTTATCCTCACTCTTATAGCATATTCTGGCTACTCTCTCGATCTTATCTGTAGGATCTGCAATCTTTACAATCTCATAACCTGCTTTTACTACCTGCATCTTAAATACCTCCGCTGTACACAGTTTCAATAACTGCCTTAATAATATCCTCTGGATCCGCTCCTGCTGGTACTGTTACCTCCAAAGTACCTACACAAACGCCCTTACCATCCTCTGTATCTGCAAAAACAGGGTTAAAAGTGCATTTAGGCTCTTTGCTATGGAGCATTTCCTGTACTTTCTTGATTTCCGCCTTACTCTCCTCATCTGGAGTATGTAAGATCTTTCCTGTGCCAGTTACCATTTTAATAAATTCCTCTGGATCTACATCCTCTGGAAACTTAACAATAATAGGCTTTACGCTACAAGCCTCCGCCTCTACTATGGCTCTCATAATCGGATCCAATCCATAAAGAATAGTATCCAGCCTATCATCATGCTTAGGTTTTACAGCCTTTTCTCTTTCTGCCTCAATAGCATCAATCTCAAACTGGATATACTCCTGTGCTTTCTTAAGATCCTGCACAATATCATCCTTACGCCCTGCTCTGGCAATATACTTTACCGCATTTCCCAGATTGAAATTTAAGCCCCAATCACGGATAACATCCTTAGGCTCATACTTTCTACCCTCTACATAGTGTGAGGGCTGTTTAATAACATCTCTTTTACTCATGGCTCTACGCTCCTTTTCTGTTTTGATACTTAACTTAATCACATTCCAGATCATTCTTTAGAGATTTCACTCCCTTTTGAATTAAACCTATAGGATTTTTGCTATGTACTCCTCAAAATCTTTAGTATTACTTAGAGTTTTTGAGGGATACTAAGCCTATTTACCCTCTAAGAGCTTAGCTATGGTATCCAGCCTATCCTTATCTGCCTGTGATAGCTCTGTACTACCTGTGCTATCCTGCCGATCTGTAGCCTCTCCCATAAGTAAAAGATCCAGCTTAACCGCTCTCTCTAAGTCCTGTACATTACGGATCTTAAGCTCTCCTGTGGCTATCTTCTTACTAGCCTGTGCCATGAGGTTATTTATCATAATACGGTATCTGGTTTTAACATCGGTAGTCTGTGAGTTTAAGGCATTATTACTAAGAGCGTTGTTTTTGGCATCCTCAATCTCTCTCTGCTTTACACGATCTACCCAGCTAAAGGCTCTACTCCAGCCTGCTACCGTTCTTTCCGTTCTCATAACCTTTTCTGCTACCGCCTTAAGAGATCTCTTATCTCCTAACTGGTAATATATCTCAAAAGCCTCTCTCTGGAGCTTATTCTCTTTGCTCAACTCTGCCATCTCTCCGCCCTCCTTTCTTCCCTCTTTCTTTGTATGGGGGATTTTCTTTAGTTTTTCTGTAGTTCTGGTTACAATGGCTTAAAAGTGCTTATTTTTCTATTACTCTATTTAGAGTTATTTTTACATTAGGTATCTGTTTATATTTCATTACTACTATTCTCTTTTATATCTTTATTTCTTTTACTCTTTATATTTAGAGTATTAAGTAGTATTTTTACCGCCTTTTGGCTCTTTTTCCGCCACAGCTTACCCTCTTTTCCGCTCTCCGCCATTTCCGCCTCATTTCATTCCTAAATTTCATGGAAAATGAAATAAGAAAAGAGAGCCATTACAGCTCTCTCACATAACCACTATTCTTAATGGCTAAATATCCTCCTAAGGCATCTATTACAGCATCCTTATTTCTGTTTTTCTGTTGTAACTCCTGTATAACCTCATCTCTGTTTTTCATTCTAAGGCTTTCCATCTCTCCGCACTCCATCACTTTCTTATAGATACGCTCTATAACACGCTCTGGCACATTGTACTCCTTTAACGCCTGTATCTCCTCTGGTAATGTCATTTCCCTAACTGGTACATCGTTTCTACAACATTCTCCGCCCATTACTTTACATCCTCCTCTTTTTTACTCTGTACTCCTGCACAGGCTTTACACTCTATCCGATCATTAAGCCTCTTAAGCTCTTTCTGTAAAAGAAAAATACTCATAGCCTGCCTCTCTACCGCCTTTACCTTTTTATTTGATACAATAATCTCTATGATCCCTAATAGGATCCAGCTTAAAAGAGTAATTATCCAGAGTATAATTAACTTATCCGAAAAGAACATCTTACACCTCCATGTATTTATCTGCTCCCATGCACTTTAAGTACACTCTCCAGATCTTCTTAAGTATCCTTTTTATAAGCCTCTCTTTAGTAGCCATGAGATAAAGCCCTCCTCTGGAGTGAGTTCTACATACTCATTATAACGATTACTAAGCATTACCAGCTCATCCTCTGTAATTCTCACACTATTACTACCAAAACGGAGCATAGGTAAAGTAGTTTTCTCCTCCTTAGGCTTTTTCTGCTTAGGCTCTGGCTTTTCCTCAAAGAGATCCTTAAGATCCATCTCTGTAAATCCCATAACCTCTAACGGAAAATCTACCTCCTGCAATCCAAATAACTCCTCTTTGAGCATTTCCTCATCCCATGTAGCCAGCTCTGCTAATTTGTTATCTGCAATACGGTAAGCCTTTACCTGCTCTGGTGTAAGATCATCTGCAATAATGTAAGGCACCTCTGCCAGCCCAGCTAAGATACTAGCCTCTCTGCGTGTATGCCCTGCAATAATAACCATCTCTGCATCCACTAGGATAGGATTTCTAAATCCAAACTCCTTAATACTCTCCAGCACTTTCTTTACCGCATAATCATTTACTCTAGGGTTATTCTCATACGGTATAAGATCCAGCGGATCACAGTACTTAATTTCCTGTTTTACTACTTCCATGTTATGTACCTCCGTTTCATTGTATTATGAAAAAGTATGTAAATTTCTTTCATAAGATAGGTTACAATAATGTAGATTTTATGCACTTCTATTACAACTCAAACTCTCCCTTATCATTATAAGCCCCTGCTATCTGCTTAAATTGTACTCTCTGTGAGGAGTTAAGATTGCTAACAGGTATCTCTATAGATCTTCTCCTTTTCTCCTGCTCTGGAGTTTCATAAGGTCTTTCTACCTTTTTCCTCTTATTCCTCTCTGGAGCTGTGTAGTAGGGATCATGCTCTCTAAGCCATTTATCCGCCTCATCTTCTTCTCTCCTAAATCTACTCACAGGCTCCCACCGCCTCTCTGCACTCCTTACATACTAAAGAGCCCTCTGGGATGTACTTCCCACACATTACACAAAAATCCATACTTACAGGGTTTCCTCTGTATGCCTTATACTTATATAGCCTTATCGTATCATGCACTACACCGTTACCATCCACAAAACAAGTAGGTACCTCCCCTTTAGGTCTACTAAGCTCTATGTACTCTCCCTGCTCATCGGATCCACACTTAATCAAACTCACTTAATCCACCTCCAGATGAGCCTTTAGCTCCTTTTGTATTTTCTTTATACCGCTATTTATATTTTTACTCACTACCGATTGATCCACGCCCATAACATAGGCTACCTCCTCCTGTGAGTATCCCAGTACTAAAGTATAAGCTATGCTCATGTACTGATAGTGAGATAATTTTCCATTTAAGTATCCCAGATTAAACTTTTTTCTATCGTGCTTATTATAGTTTTCTGGCTCTATCCCTGTTACTCTCTTTAGATCTACCAAAATACAGGTAGCTACTCTATCTCCCTTTTCACTAAGGCTCTCTAGCCCTCCCCAGTTTCTTAAAAAGTTCCTTATATTCTTAGGATCCTTATAACTCAATCTAAGTAGCTGATCGTTTAGTATGTTTCTTACTGCCCCCATAGCCTACACCTCCTCTCTTGATCTTCTCTATATTTCTTAGATGCACCTCTACTCTTTTTCCTGCATAGTATCCAGTACAGCTAAGAGTAGCTAGGCTCTTATTTATCTCTAGGATGGTACCGTAGCTATAATCCTCATCCAGAGGACACCGCCACTTTACCAGCTCTCCTACCTTAAACACTCCGCAATACCTCCTTAAACAGAAATAAGGATTATAGGGATCCCTCCCATATAATCCTTTATCTCCTTTATTGCTCCTGTAATTCCTGCTCTATTTCCTGTGCTCTCTGGAGTATTTCTCTGGAGTATTGAGAGCTGTATATGCCCTCTCTATTTAGCTCCTTACATCTGCTCTCTCCCATATTGTAGCTCATTAGGATATAGTGATAATCTCCATTAGATCTACTACTAAGATCCTGTAAGAAATTCAATCCTACACGGATATTACCGTATGGATTAAATAAATCATCTACTCCCTCTGCTACCATCTTATCCTTATGCCACTTTTCGTAGATCTGCATATAACCCTTACTGGATCCGTTATCTCCTAAAGCGTTATAACAGTAATGGCTTTCCCTCTCTATGAGGGCTACTACTATGTAATAATCAATATCTCTCTGCTCACATAAGCACCAGAGATAAGCCTGTACTACTTCTGGGAAACATCCGCCCTCCTCTACATACTTTTCTGGGATCTGGTAAAACTTAAATCCACTATCATAGAGCTCCGCTCCCCAATCTGCACTCATGGTATTATATGGATAGATATAATTATTAGGATCTCCATAATACTCTCTCTCTGGCTCCTCTGTAGGCTCTGGAGCATCGGTTACAATCTCTGTAGGTGTAGGAATGTATGTAGCTGTGATCTCTGTAAGATCTTCCTCCGCCATTACATCCTTTAACTCTGGCTCCTTACTAATACCTACGAAAAATACCAGCATTACCACAGCTAAGCATCCTGTTAAAAATATAAATTGATTTCTGGTTATCTCTGTAGTAAATCTTACTCTCCGCTTTCTCCTGCTCATCCTTTACCTCCTCTAAGCACCTTTTGTAATCCTGCTATTGATACATTCATGTTTTTAACCTGCCCCTCCAGCCTCCGTAAGGTTTTTTCTACATCCTCTGGATCTGTGGAGTACCAGTAACCATAAGAGGAGCTACATATAGCCTCTCCATCCTGCCTCAATCCGCTTACCACATTTCTAAGCTGTTTATCTGTTAAATTAAACAGTACACAGAGCTCTCTACCCTTAATGGCTGTACGCTCCTCTGTGTGGTAATCTTTAAGGTATTCTGTTATTTCTGCTCCTACGCCTGCCATAACAAAGCCTCCTTAGCACCGTGATAACTAACCTAATCACTTTTGAGGGCTATATTTAGAGAAAATTTATAAAAAAAAATAAGGTAGCTGTTACACTACCTTACCTGCCATTCTTTCCTTAGTTCGATTTACCTTAAAGAGCTTGATAGCCTGTATATCCTCCTCTGGGATCTGGAGTAAGTGCTTAATCTGCTCCAGCATAATCTCTACATCTGCGATCTCCTCTACCAGATTATCTAAGGCTACCTGCTCCTTAGAGGTAGTTTCCTGCCCTGTACCTCTGGATCTACGATACTTATTTATTGCCTGTATCAGTTCTGCACATTCCTCTATAAGCTGGTTACTCTGTGCCTCATATCCATAATGCTCCGCAATCTTTTTATTTTCCGCTACAATATCACACATATCCTGTTATCCTCCTAAATTAGTTTTCCGCTTAAGTGATCCATCTCATGCTGTATAATTTCTGCAAAGTAACCGCTATAACGCTCTTTTACATATCTGTTACCCTTTTGGTGCATAATCTCTACACCCTTAAATCTGGTTACTTTTCGTGAGCCCTCTAAGCTCATACAGCTCTCCTCCGCCTCATACATAGCTCCTAAGTGTTTGGTAATAATCGGATTTACAAAAGGGATAAATTTCTCTCCTGTAAAGGCTACAAACACTCTCACAGGCTCCGCTATCTGGATGGCGGATAATCCTACACATCTATCATTATACTCCTCTGCGGTATCAATAAGATCCTGTATGATCTGCTTAGCCTCATTAGGCTTAATCTTTTTACTTACCTGCTGTAGGATCTCTGGATCCTTAGTAATCTCTCTAACCATTACCCAAATACCTCCTTAATGATCTCTGTAATATGAGGATCCTCTCCGTATGTAGCCATGTAGCTCTCCAGCTCAAAAAGTACTTGTCTACTCTTAAAGAGCTCCTCCATAAGAGTATCCTCAATGATATAAAACTCCTTAGGCTCTCCAAAGGATATAGCTACTGCATAATCTCTCTTTCTGGTAGATAATGCCTGCTCCTTAGCTTTCTCCAGCCATGCCTTTTTTACTGTGATCTGCTGGCTAGGCTCCATCTTTGTTTTAGCCTCTATAAAGAGCTGATCTACAATCACATCTCCCTTAAGGAATGGAGTGGATCCAGATCCTACTACCTGCTTACCGCCCATAGCCTTAGCTATTCTTTTTTCCTGCTGGCTACTCTTAGCCCTTGTGCTATTCTTCATCTAAGCCCTCCTGCTTTTTATATTCTTCCATTGTAGGGCGTTTTCCGTTTAGATCATCCCACTTATAGAGCTTATGGTTTTCATCCTGCCACTTAGCTTTATAGCAAGATCTACAACCACAAAAGCCACTAAGCCATCTCAGCTCTCCGTAGTACTCTGGTTTCCCACAATGCTTACATATAACAATCCGTTTCATTTCATCATAGTTACTCTGCATCTCTTTCCTCCAATCTCACACCGCCATACTCCCAGAGGTTACTCTTAAGCTCCTCCATATCCAGCTCATCATTTTGCCACCGCTGGTAATAATCTAAGAGGAGCTCTGTAAACTTAGGGAGCCTCTGGGCGTATGATTTCTGCCAGTAGTGCTCCATGAGTACTGTAAGAGGTAATGTGAGGAGTAATACCATAGCGGTATTTATTGCATCATCGGTAGCCTCCTGCTTTACTCTCTGGAGCTCTTTCTCAATGCCTCTCTTTATAGCCTGCTCCGCCTGCTCATGGGTAAAGTTATATGTTTTGGTTTTCTTCTTTTGAGCCTCTCTCTCTGCTCTCCTACGCTCCGCTCTATTCATGGTATACCGCCTCCACTTTCCAATACTTAAGAAAACTCTCCAAATTACTGTAATGTACCCAATATCTAAACCGCTCTCCAAAAGCTACTCTTAATCTGGGCTTACCGTTCCACATAACAGAGCTGGTTTTAATCTTGTATACCTTACCACTCTGTAGGAGCTCATTATCTACCCCAGTATATCTAGCCTTAATCATCGGTATCCTCCTTTTCCTGCATACCCTCTAATCTTGTAAGTAAGTTTCTAGCCTGTGAGATAGCTACCTCCAGATCTATAGAATTACATTTACCACTAAGAGCTCTCTCCAGCTCCTTAAGCCAATCATCATTACCCCACCATCTCCACGGTAGAATATTATGAGCATCCAGTATTTTCTTTACCTTGTGCCATGTTTCTAGCTCCTGCTCCTTATTCTTTACCTTTTCCAGCCTCTCATAAGCCTCCTGTAGATCCTTTGATAACTTAGTACCTAAGGCATTTCCTACATACTGCTTTTTAACCTTATCCTCCAGATAATCCTTAGCATACTCCGCTCTATCTTCATAAAATGGGAGCCTATCATGCTCCAGCTTACTAAAGATTATGTACTTATACACTCCTACAGGCTCCTCTATCTGCCTCCAGAGAGCTTTTTTAACTGTACGGAGATTAGTAGTATCTGGATCATAATAAATAAGCCCTACATTCTCTGGGAGCTCCTCTTTCTTTACCATCCCCTTAGGTACTACAAAGAAAAACTCATTACAGTACTGTAAATACAAGTGCCACTTATTATCCTGTAGAAAATCACTCCTGCTTACCTTGATCTCATAACCGATAATGTTAGGCTTAGTGTAGCTCTTTGTAATTGCCAGCCCATCAAAGATAAGTAACCCCTGTGGATCTGGAAAATATGTACTACAGGTTTTACACTCTGTTATAAAATAACTGGCTCTGTTTGAGTGCATCTCTCTTAACGCCAGCTTTATATCTGTTGAGGTAACTTTCTTTTTCTCTGCCACCTTACCGCCTCCTTTTCTGTGTGATACTTAATATAATCACTTTTGAGGAGGATATTTAGATAAAAAAAGAGGATCCTTTTTATCGGATCCTCCGCTCTCATGTACTGCTATACATTCCAGCTCTTACCACAGCTATTACATACTGCAATTTTCTTAGTATGTGTTTTTGTCTTATACTTCTTAGGAGCTAAGAGCTTTACTACCAATGCTGGCAAGGTTAAGAATAACCACTTAAAAGGTACCCACCAAATACCGATACAGCACCACCATAAAATACCGTGTTTCTTTTCCTTAAGCTCTGTTTCTGTTACTACCTGTACACTACAATTTTCACTACCACATTTAGGGCATTTCATACTACTAATCCTCCTTTTGTTTTACGCTTTTTATAAGAAACTGGCTCCAAGCTACAGCATCATCCTCTCCACGGAGGTTATAGATGCAATCCTTATAAGGTATCTGTGCCTGCTCCAGATTTCCCTCTGTAGTTAATCCTCTCCGCTCATACTTTCTCTCTACATTCTGTAAATGATGGCGGAATTGATGGAGAAATGGCTCCAGCTCTGGCTCTGTGAGATAAATCTCTCCTGTTTCTGGTACATAACTGTTATCTCTTACCCATACGGTAATTACAGGGAGAGATACCATGTAAGCATCCGCCAGCTCCGTATTAAGAGCTCTTATTGCCTCCAGAGCCTCTATCTTACCTACTGGCATTACAAAGCTCTGCACTAAAGGGAGTGCTTTACAATCCTTAAAGATTTTCTTATAAAGGTTTACTCTCTCCTGTATCCTCATAAGCTACCTCCTACTTATCCTCATCATCATACTCACTACCATCCACACATCTCTCACAAACTCCCTTATACTTCTCTGTGTTAAAAATGCAATCACAGTAACCGCATTTACACAGCTCCGCCTCTGCCTCCTGCACTCTCTGTACAAGGTACTTTCCTGTAGTGTTTTTAGCCTCCTCTTTATTCTGGGATCTAAAATCATAATCACAGGATACCTCATTACCCTCATCATCTATTACCTGCACTAAGTAGCACTTAGTTACTCTTACGCTATACCCCATGTTACACCTCCGCTACTGGTACTATCATCTGGATCCCCATGATCTCTACTACCCTGTTAGTAAACTGCTCTACTACTTCCTCTCCGTAAAAGCTCTCCTTAGCCTCATCCAGAGGAGAGTACAGGAGCTCCGCCCAGATACACTTACCAGCTTTCTTTAGCTTATCAAAGAATTTCTTAGCCTTAGGCTTTTCCATCCACTCTGTTACTTGATCCTCACTAGCTCCTAAGAGCTGGTATTTAACTTTGTACTCCTCCATTAGTGCTCCTCCTTAACCCAGTATCCGTACAGGCTCTTATTTCCGCTATCCCATGTATCCCAGAAATATCCCTCCGATACTGCTACAATATGATGAGCTACTCTAAGAATATAAATACCCTCTTTATGCTCCTTTGTAAAGCTCTGTACTGTAGGGCGTTTAGTTCCCTTACTGTTACTAATCCCATGATACACAAAGCCCTTACCCTCCAGATATTTCTCATAACAAGGTTTACAGTTAAAAGGGATCTGGAGCTCTCTGGAAATAGGCTGTATATCGTCAAATATCTCCAGCCACTCCATACCTAAAGCCTTAGTAAGAGCTCTAATAACACAATCCCCATACTTATCCTTAAGATCCTTTTTATTAGGCTGGTAATACTTCCAGCGTGTACTCTTTGTAGCCATAATCTCAATCCTCCTATAGTTATTATATAGCACCTGTATAATTATTTCAATACCCCTCATTTTATAGGGCTAGTGCATCCTCTTACGGATTTCCGCCTTAAGGGAGCTAAACTCTTTCTGTAGCTCCCTCTGCTTATTAAAATCCTGCGGTTTCTTTAAGTACTCCTCCTGTAGCACCATAGCTAAGGCTGTGTACCTGTTTAAGAGCTCCTCATTACTCATTAGGCTACCTCCTTTACCTTACACCGCTTAAGGATCGTTTGCTTATCTCCTGCATACTCCTTATGCTCTGCTAAGCTACCTGTGAGCTGGTACTGTTTACCCTCCTCTACTTCTAACCACGCTGTAGTATTCCAGATAAGGATATTACCATTAGCATCCAAAAACTTATAGATCCTAACCAGCTCTGTACCCCAGCCTCTATAAGCGTTTCTCTCATAGCTAAAGTACTTAATAAAAGTAACCTGTGCATCCAGCTTATCTCCGATGGCTCCCACATACTCCGATACCACTACATCCTCCTTAGGGAGTTTACTCTGGATAAGCTCCTTAAAATTAACCTCATGGCTCCAATCACACCAGCCATCCTCATAATGAAATACTAAGCACTCCTCCGCTGTGAGTTCTACCGTAGCAAACTCTGTAGGAGCCTCTGTAAATACCCAACTATTAAGATGAGGTTTCCACTTTGCTCCAGCCTCTCTAAGCTGATCCTTAATACTAAAGGTATCTCCTACTGCTACATAGAGCTTACCATCTGCATTAAATCCCTTTTGCTGGATATGATCGGATAGGTTAGCCTTAAACTCCTCCGCTTTCTTAGCTCTCTGCTTTTCCCATCTAATACGGTTTCTCTCATCCAGCTTAGCTCTGTACTCTGGAGTATATACCTTAATGATCTCTGGCTTATCATGCCTCTCTCCAGTACCGCCACACTCGTAACAAGTCCATCCTGTAAAAGCCCACTTATCGGATCCGCCTGCTCCACCACATCTAGGACAAGTATAATCATGGTAAATCTTTGTACCGTTTTTATCTGTTCTAATATACACTCTGTTACTCATAACCTTACCTCCGCTGTATATCCTCTACTACTATAGTTAATTCTACATCCCAGCTCCTCACAGAGCCTCTCTACTTCCCAGCTCACATCATCCAGCCCCAGCTTAACTCTCCCTTTTCTAAGGAGCCTTAACAGCTCCCTAGCCTCTAGGAGTTTTCCCTCTCTTACTAGCTTTCTGTGTGCATCCATGAGCTTATATCTTAAGATCTTTCTCTCCAGCATACTTATATACCTCCTATGAGAGGGAGCTCTTAGGCTCCCAGCTCCTCTGTAGTATCCTTTGCTCCTTTCTTACCCATAGCTTTCTTAATTAACTCATCACTTACTCCTCTATGGATCTTAGCCCAGAGCATATACACTAAACTAAAAGTAACCTCATCCTTTTCCTCATACATAATAGTTACACAGTATTCTCTATCTCTGCTCTGTATTTCCTCTATCTCTTTAGCATCTGTTAAGCAATAACTATGAGCTACTCCATACTCATTTAGCATATCACTTAGTTTCTCTAATAACTCCTCTGTACAATCTGTAAAGCCCTCTCTGTTAGTAATGTTTAAGTATCTATCAAAAATCTTAATCATAACAGCACCTCCGTTTTTTTCTGTTTGTATCTTGTTGAGTTTATTATATACCCCCTATATAATAATGTCAAGCACTTTTTATATATCTCCTATATAATTTTTAAGAGGGAGCTTTTTAGGCTCCCTCTTTCTTAATACTTGTGTACTAATACTCTTAAATGATAACGCTGAATATTATAACCACCAGCTCCTATAGTTTCTACTCTAGCGGTACCTTTAACACCTACCACTGTACCATCTAATCCTTTACCTCCCCAGTAGAGCTTACTACAATCTGTAACCTCTCCTGTAATCTCCTTTACTCGGTTATAGAGGTTAATGAGCCACATATCCGCCTCACGCTCCTCAATCTTTCTAAACTCCTCATCTGTATGCTTAAGGCTTTCCTCCTCCGTATATCTGTAGAGCTTTCTAAACTCTTTGTAAGGGAGCTCCTGTTTTCTCTGGAGCATTACCTCTCTAGCCTCTATATCATAACTTACCCATCTCTCTACCAAATCTGCTCTAGCCTGCTTAAATGCCTCTGGTACCTCATTTGCTAAAGTAAGCTCTATCTTAATTTGTCTATCTAGTTTTTCCTGCCAATTTCTAACTACCTGCTCTGCATCCTCCAGCTTACGCTCTGCCCCTTTAATATCTTCCAACTTATTTTTATACTCACAGCATAACCAGTAATCCTCATTATTATCTCTGTTATCCATAGGATCTACGCTGATACCTTTAGCTGTAATCTTTTGGAGCTTTTTCTCCGCCTGTACCTTATGGCGTTCTATTGTAGCCTTACACTTTTCTACCTTTTCCTGTGCCTTTGTTAATCTCTCCTGTAATTCTATACTTGTCATATCCTTTACCTCCTGTAATTTTCAGTTTGTATCTTTTTAAGTTAATCTCATTATATACCCCCTATATAATATTGTCAATAGCTTTTCCTCAAATTTTTCCTAAAATTTGAGGGAGCCTTTTACAGCTCCCTCTCATTACTCTTTATATCGTTGAGTTATATACAATTTCCTTTAGATACTCCAGCTCCTCCAGATCATTAAAATAAAAATCCTGTACTCCGTTAAAGCCCTGCATCTTAACCTCTTTACCATCTTTTGTAGTTACCTTAAACCATGCTCCGCTCTGTACAATTACTCCCAGTACCAAGCCCATATCCAGAGTATCCTTAATATCATCCACTCCAGAGCTGTAGTTAAGTGTATATGTACCTAGCCTACGATCATTCTTAGTAACCTTATTTTTCTCCATCTTCACGCTTACCAGATTACCAATAGGGTTAGCATAGCTACCGCTTACCTCTTTGTATTTCTCATCCAGTAAAGATCCCTTTGTAAACCAAAGGATCTGGCTACACGCATGAGCTATAGCTGTACCGCATGGGATCTTAAATGGCTTATAAGGGTTTCCTATATTCTCTCTAAGCTGGTTAAGCATAAGGAAAGTACACTCATGCTTTTTACAAAGAGGTACCGCCTTATCACAAAAGGCTTTCATAAGAGCACTATTGCCTCCGTAGCTTTTCTCATCCAGATCCTTATCACATACCGCCTTAGGCTGAATAAATGGAGCACTATCCAGTACTACCATACCTACCTTACCAGATCGGATATAATCTAAGATCATATCTAAGAGGGTTTCTCCGTACTCACTCTCTGGCTGGATGAGGATTACATTATCCCAGTTTACTCCCAGCGTTTCTCCCCACTCTTTATCCATCGTATTCTCTGCATCCAGATACACTACATATCTATCATACTTTCTCTGGTAGTTCCCTATAATATCCAGAGCTGTAGTAGTTTTTCCGCTCTGTGGCAATCCTACAAGCTCTATCATACGCCCTACAGGTACTCCGCCTCTGGTTAAGTAATTCATTTGAGGAGAGCTATAAGGGATAAACTCTATGCTCTTAAGATCGGATGCTTTACGGATTATCTCCGTTTTGTATTTCTTGTTTACCTCTGCTATGAGGTTATCTATCTCCGCCATGCTTACGCCTCCTCCCAGAAATTGATAAAGCCAATACTAAAATCATGCTTACCTATACACACAAACAGGTAGATCTCTCTGTTACCGTTATTGTCCTTAGGAGCTACACAGAAATTTACTCCAATATGCCAGCCCCACGCTCTATCATGCTTTACACCAAATCTATAGGTATATTTATCTCCCATGATTACGCCTCCTGCTCCTGTGCTTTCTGGATCTCATCAAAGTAGCGGTTAAAGTATGTCATAAAATACTCCAGCTTTAACTTAGCCTCCTCCAGCTCATGCTCTTTTTTAGTAATCGCACTCTGCAAAAGATCAATACATCTCTCCTTAGTGAATGGGAGAAACTTATCATCCATCTTTACTACCTTAGGAGCATCTGCACTATCCTCTCCCTGCACAATTACCATCTTTTTAATCTCACAGGAGCTATAGCTAGTTTCCAGATACATAATTTCCATAGCTGGCTTATTATTAAACGGTAAAAGCTGGGTAACTACTCCTGCATAGCATTGATAGCTAGAGTACTCCTTTTTGAGCACCTGTACATTATCTCCTACTCTAATCTCCTGCTTAAGTAACAATTTCTCATCAAATTCCAATACCATCCCATTTACTTCGATCTGTTTCATAATTACATTTCCTCCATCTCTTTAATGATCTCCGCTGTAGTTTTCCACAGCTCTACCTCTTTATCTGTGATCCCTAAATCATAATCAATATGTACAGGGTTTCTCACTAAGAAAATATCTACTGCTCCATTTTCATTAGGGCTAAACAGTACCGCTCCATCATTGCATATAAAAGCGGTTTCTCCGTTTATCTCAATTTCCCTCTTTTGCAACTCCTCCAGAAAGAGGTTAATTTTTTCCTCCACAGTTCCCATTATGCAAATCTACCTCCTAGCATTGATTTATACCACGCCTCTTTATCTCTGTAGGAATTACCATACACAGGAATACCATGAGGCTCCTTAGGATCATTCTTAAAGTAACTAGCTCCCTCTGGTAATTCTGTGTAGCTATCACTATCTCCAATGCCCCACATGATATGTTTACAGATACCGTAAAGATCATTTCTCTCTAAAGTTTCCGCTAATTTAGCACACTCATTACAGAGGATAGTAAAAGGTACTGGCTTATGCTTATCTGGATAAAGAGTATCACTCACTCTATCCTCCAGCCCCTTATCTAAGTACATCTGGTAGATCCTACCGCATCTCTCACACTCATAAATAAAATACCCATGTACAGGATGCTTTAACTCTACCTCCTGTACTTCTGGATAAATTGAAAATGGATTGCTTTTCAGTAATACTGGTTTTGGTTTCTGTTTTCTGCTTTCTATCTCTCTAAAATGTTTAGCATACCATTTAGCATATTTTTTACCTTTTGCCATGTTTACACTTACCTCCTCTCCGCTGTTTTATCCACAGCTCTAATCTCTTAATCCTGCCTCTTTTTCTTAAGGCTTTCTTTTGCTCCGCCTGCTCCATATCCTTTACAGCCTTAATCCACTCATCATAAGGAATACTGTAATAACAGCTAAGTAACATCCCAGCAAATCCGATAAGCAAAGCTACTACACCTAAAGCACCTATAACTATACCCACAATTATTAACGCCCTCATCTCCGCCTATGCCTCCTTAATATGTTTCTGCATTGTACATAGAGATCATCATCAATATGTTTAAGAGCATGGAGATCTCTGTGGAGCTGGGATTTACTTATACCAAATTCCCTAGCCATTTTACGGATGCTATCCTTAGGATTATCCAGTAGCCACTCCGCCTCCTGCTTACACCGATCCTCTATCTCCTGCCTCCTAAACTCTGCTATCTCATGTTTAGAGAAATATTCATACATCCAGCTCTCCATAGGCTTAATCCTCTGTAGGATCCTCTGGATCTCTGGTGTACTTATCCTTACTAAACCTATCCAGATCTACCTCTGCAATACGCTTACTAAGAGCTTTCTTTAATCCGCTGTAGATCTTTTCCGCCATCTCCAGCTTTACCTTAAGGCTGTTATAAGCTCTCCTGTAAATTGCCTCTACCAGAGCCTTATCCTCTGTAAGTCTTTCCGCCTGTGCCTTTTTCTCTGGTACCGTACCACTCACTTTAAGGAGTGCATCATTAAGAGCAAATTTCTTATTATTGCTGGCTAAGTCTACCTGCATACCCAGCTCCTCTACTCTCTGCCCTGCATAATACATTAGAGCTGGGATCTTTACACAATAGTACTCTATCTGGCTATCTGGTATATCCTCTATGGAGTTTTCTCCAATACTCTCCATAATCATATCCAGCTCCGATATAGCACTATCCAGATCCTTACTGTACTCCTCTATAAGCTGGTTAGAGAGCTTTACTACTGGAGAGCTCTCCTCCTGTACCTCTTTTATGAGTTTACTAAGTATCTCGCTCTGTGCCATGTTCTACCTCCTCTCTTACCTGCTCCGATAGCTCTTTTAATCTCTTAAAATGGCTACCCATGTGTTTACAATAAGGGTTTCTATCAAAATGCCCCTCATACTCCAAATACAAACAGATAGTACAAAGTGTTTCTAAGATCTCATGCTGTAGTAACAGCTTTAATTTTAAGTATCTACGCAATCTCTTAAACATCCTGTACCTCCTTACTACAATGCTCTGTACCTGCTAAAGCACAATCCTCACAGCCTTTGTAATATCCGCACTCATCACAGCTACAATGCTCATAACCGTACTCTGGGTACTCATCCGCCATAGCGTTAGGGCATCCTCCATCTACACAAGTAACTCCTACATAACTGCTACATCTCTTTTCCATCGTAGTATCCTCCTAACCAGCTACTCAAATTATAGGAATATCTAACCCTTTTCTTTTGCTGTTCGATCCTTACACCGTTTTCTCTGCACCACTCTACAGGGATGCTCTTTCTATCTGTGGAATTGATAAAAGCTACCATATCCATAACCGCTATGTAGTATGTTTCCTCCAGATCCCTATAATTGATAATAAAGCCTCCATATATGCCCTTATGCTCCACCGCCTTAGCCATTCCCTGTATCTGGTTAGGGCGGATCTTCTCAATAGGGATACTCTTACCCTTATGAGTTTTAAGCTCTAAGAGAAATGTATAAGGGTATCTGTAAAGGCGGTAATCCGCTGGGTTACTTACTCCGTAAAATCCTGCTGTATCATCCTTATAACGCTCTACATAGAAATCACTAGGAAAACAGGCTTTTATTTCTTCCTCAAAAATCTTACCTATACCTTTAGCCATCACATACACCCACAACTTTCCTGTAAATCATCCGCACTAAGAGCCTCTTCTAAAATCTCTGCATCTGTGGGCTCCTTTTTAGGGCTTTTCTTCTCTGTTTTCTTTGTACCCTTAGATTTACCTGTACCGCTCTTTTTCGTGCCTCCTGTGCCTTTTCTGGCTTTCTTAGGAGGGTTAGGATGCACCCAGTTACCAGCATCTACTAAGCCACACTCATTTTTATACTTACAGTAAGTGCATTTATCCTCATTCTTTGCTGGAGGTATACCTGTTTTACAAGCGGTATTTACTGTGTTAATCTTTGCTCTTACCTTTTCTTTCATCTCATCGGTAATTTTCCAGAGGTAAATCTTTTTCTTACAGAAATTACGATCCTCATAGAGGAAAAGTACATAATCAATACCTAAGCCCATACCGTAGCTAGTAGCCTGCCACTTGTGATCCTCCTTAGGCTCATAACGGTTACTAAACTGGTAAGTACTCTCTGTTTTTACCTCCAGTATTACCTCTTTACCCATGAAACGGATAACACCATCTGGCTGGAAAAAGATACTAAGCTCATCGTTTTTACATCTGCCCTCTGTATGATCCTCATTCCATCCTACAAACTCTGTTTTAATACCTTTTTGATTAGCCTCTTTTACTACTTCCTCCAGATCTAAGCACTCTACACCATCCATAATCTCTACGGTATGCTGTATATCTAAGTGCCTATCTGTACCGCTCTGGCAAATCTCAATAAGAGGTACATCCGATTGCTCCCCATTTAAGGATCCGCTGTGTACTCTCTGGAAAAAGATCATACGCTCACAGCCATACATAGAGCTAGGGCGGATATAATCCGATGGGGCTACCTGCCTCTCCGCTAACTCTTTCTTTCTTACTGCCTCCTCATACGCCTTAAGAAAATTATCCTCAAAGGATACATTACTGGCGTTTTTACCTTGTGCTACTTTAATCAAACTTGCTAAGCCCATTCCTGTACCTCCTTTAGCATCCGATCTCTAAGATCCACAAACCTACATACAACACATACAAAAATACAAAAATAGAAAGAGCTCCAAGAAAATCTCCTACCAACTCACAGCCCTCTCTATGTGCTCTGTAAAATCTCTTACAGTATCTTTTAACCTGTCTGTAGTACTTCATCCTGTTTTACCTCCTGTGATATTGATACTTAACCTAATCACTTTTGAGGGAATTTTTTAGATAAGAAAAAGAGGAGCCTTTTACAGCCCCTCCTCCGTTATACTTCATTTCCCCAGCAATCCCAGCCATCTACCGCCTGCCTTGCAAAGAGTTCTATTTTATGTAGCCCCCCCCCCTGCTAAGAGTTTTACAATACGATCTCTAGTTTCTGCTGGCTTTTTACTATGCTCCTCAATATGGCTAAGGATAACGCTATGTACTCCTGCATCTGCTCTCTTAGGCTTTCCTTTAATACCTAAGAGGCACAGCTCCGCATTAGCTCTAGTCCAGTTACCCATACCCCAGAAAAGGCTATCCGCTTTCTTATTCTGCTTAACCCATGTAAAAGCACAGGTTTTATAATTAAATCCCCACGCCCTCATAAGATCAAACGCCTCCTCTAACATCGGCATAGTAACCCACATAAAGAGCACACAATCCTCATCCGCAAGATCCGCTACTGGGAGCTTTTTAATATCCTGTATGCTCATTACATCATACTTACAACCAGCTCCTCTATCTCCTGCCAGAGCTTTATCTCTATAGCTCCACGGAGGATCTGCATAGATTATCTGGTATTTTTGCTCCGTATTAAAAATATCTACTTTCAAAGTAATACCCTCCTTTTGTGTTTGATCGATCCTAATCACAAAAGGAGGGTATTGTTAGATACTAATTTTGAGGAGGTAACTCCTCTAAGATCTTAAAATGATGCACCTCTCGCTTATTACCCTTTTTGATCTGTACTCTCCGTGTGGTACCTACCTCTAAAGGAGTAGTACACTCATCCAGAGTACGCTCTTTCTTATCCTCTACATCATATACTCTATACCTCACTCTGGAGAGCCTCCTTTCTAGCCTTATCCATAGCCTCACGCTCCTTATACTCCTCCAGCGTGATCTCTATAAAGGAAGTATCTCCCTCCTTAAAGTATCTGTTTACCTCTACTCTTTCTCCGTTAGCTCTATTGATATAGAGGATAGCCATTGTATCATAATCTCCATTTTTAGGATCTGTGAGGAGCTCACTACATACAATCTCATCCGCTCTATTGCTAGGCATATAAGGCATGGTAAGAGGGAATAAATCACTATAAATCTTGCCTACAAAGCCATTATGCCAGCTTACAGTAGGGTTATCCTCACTAACACAGTAACATCTATTTATATCTTTATAGGTTACTGTGCCATCTTCTGCCACATCCTTAAACAAACTGCTCATTCTCTTACATTGATAATGTTTACCGTTTGCATCGTCTGTATGTGTATAATTCCATACATCCTCTGTATCCTCAATAGGAGTAAGAGGCTTACCATCTATCAATCTGTTAAGGATCTGCTTAGTAAAACAAATACTAGCCCCACTATGCCCTTGATTACAAAGTACCTTAAATGCCTCTAAAGCTCCCTCATAACAAGCTACACCATAATCCCAATCCTCACTCTCTGGATTATCTCCTCTTTCTCTCTTAGAGGCTATCTCTACCTCTCTTTTAGCCCATTCCTGCATACTCATAGTTTCTTTTCCTCCTCTGGCTCTAAGAGGCTCATCATGTACGCCTCCTGCTTTCTCTCTTTTCTTTGCTGGATCTTAAACAGGATCCACCTTACTAAGCGGTTATGCCTGCACCCATCCTCTGGATCCAGCCCTGCTCCACAAGTTTCTACAGGGCATCCATCATCACTCCAGTAAGGAATATAAGCATCATAGTAAGGGCATTTTTCGCAATCATTCCATTTACACATTATTTTTTTTCCTCCGATAAGCCCATAATATAATCCATAGATACTCCCAGATAGCTACAGAGCTTAGCCAGCCTCATAGAGCTTATATCTCTACCATCCTGTAGAAATTTATAAATAGTACTCTCCTCAATGCCTGTAGCCTCCGATAGCTTATGTATGGGTATATCTTTTTCATAGATAACCTCCATCATCCTCTTACCAGAGCTACAGATATTGTATACTCTCCTAAATACGCTCCTACTCTTACTCTTAGGCTTAGTAAGCCCTGCTATATCTCTTATGCCATTTCTACGGTATCTATTTCTTACTATGTACTCCTCTAATCCTGCCTCATCTGCTATCTGTTTTAAGGTTTTACCCTCTACAAATATTTCCGCTTTCCTGCCTTTATCTTTGAAATTTACATAGTAACCACTCAATACTTATTCCTCCGCTAAGAAATCATCTGCAAGGTTTTCTCCATACCAGTAATCATTAACCTCCGCATCCACGCTCATAGGGAGCTCTATGATAGAGTGTCCTACTCGTTTCATGGTATCTACTAAGAGCTCTGCTCCTGCTTTAACATTCTCTGTAGGTACCTCCATAATAAGCTCATCGTGTACGGTAATAATCATGTGGCAATCCAGCTCTTTATAGCGTGGATCCTTGTAGATCGCAATCATGGATAGTTTCATAATATCAGCGGAGCTACCCTGTATTACAGAGTTTAAGCTCTGCCTATGAGCCTCTTGATAGCGGTAATCATCTCTATCTGGGATCTGCATATCTGGGAGCCTACGCTTTCTACCACAGATAGTAGTAACATATCCATACTCCTCCGCCATTTTCTCAATTTTGAGGCGGAGCTGTTGGATCTTAGGGAAACTCCGGTAGAAATCATCAATAAGCTGTTGAGCCCATTGAGCCGATTTATCAAACTGCTCTCCTATTGCCTGTGCTCCTCTTTCATACATGATACCTAAGAGTACACTTTTCATAGTAGTTCTTCTGTGTTTACCCTCTGCATTTACGGTACCATCTGGATAAAACTCTCTACAATCCTCATAAGGGAGTTTATATACCTGTGATCCCATGATGGCGTATAAGTCCTTATTATTCTTATAGGCATCCTGCATAGCCTCATCCCCAGATACATAAGCTAATACTCGTGGCTCAATCTGGCTAAAATCTCCGCCTACCAGCTTATACCCCTCTCTGGCTCTAAAGATCTTACGGATCCTCTTTTCATGGCTAGGGATATTCTGGAGATTGATCTTAGTAACCGTATCACTAGAGGAAAATCTACCAGTTCTAGCTCCGTACTGGTTAAAGGTAGTGTGTACTGCATTTGTTTTCTCACACTTTACCGCTGGGATCTTATCAATATAGGTACCCAGTAGCTTATTACATTCCTTGTATCTCTGGTAGTTATCCAGAAACTCAATAAACTTTTCTCCCTTTTTGGTACCAGCTTTCTTAGCCTTGTTTCTGTGTTGCTGGATGATCTTATCTCCAGTACCTCTAGGCTCTTTTCTGGATACGCTCTTAAGTTTGAAAATATCATAAAACAAACAAGCTACCTGCTGTGGGCTGTTATAGTTGATCTTGCCAGTACCCTTAGTAAGCCTCATAAGTGTAGGATGCTCCTGTATATACTCTGCAAATTGAGCTACATACTCATCACACTTAGCCTCTACCTCTACCATTTCTTTATTGAAAATCTCACTAAGCTCCTTAGCGTACTCCTCACGGATCTCCACGCCTCTAAGCTCCATATCCATACAAACATCAATAAGAGGCATCTCAATTTCTCTAAATACATAATGGAGCTTTCTAAAATCTGCTCTAGGATGATCCTCTCTTAAAAATTGTTTCTGGAATTGATAAAGAGCCCATGTCTTAAAGCCATCGTTAGCACCGTAAATAGCAAAAATATCAATAGGGATATAGTTACATGGTATATCCTCAAACAGATCTCCAAAATCCTCATCGGATCCCTCTCCATTGAGGATATACTTGTTATACATAGGCTTTAATCCATGCCCCTCATTTTCATTAAGTACCCAGCCTGCTATATTAGTATCCCACCATACATTAGCTATCCTCTGCCTCCAGTTAAAGGTAAGCATCTTATCATCAAACTTAATATTATGGTTAATACACTTAAGAGCTCCATTTGCTAAATAAGGGAGCATAATCTCCTTTACCTGCTCCTCCGTCATTTGATCGGCTACTCTCACATTTTGGAGATCCGTATGATTAAACGGTACATAAGCACTAGGGAGATCTGGGTTATACAAACAGATACCTACTAAAATATCATTGTAAACATCCAGCCCAGTACTCTCCACATCCAGTACATACTCTCCAATACCGTTTACATAGGTTTCCATAAACTCCTTTAATCTCTCTGGAGTACGGATAATCTCATACTCTCCCTCCGCTTTAAGTCTGCCACTCTTAACCAGCTCACTAATAACCTCCAGAGCCTTTGTGAGTGTATTCTGGTTACGCTTAAGTGTAATGTTACATACTTTTTTATGGGCTAAGCGTGAGCTAATATCATCCATACTCACGCCCTCACGCTCCATATTGAGATTTATTGCATCTCTGCTCATAGTCCTTTACCTCCTGTTATAAAAATAGGGGAGGCGTATTACTTGCCTCCCCCTGTGGTTAAAATACTCTGCTAGCACCTGCACCGCTGTTAGAGCTTTCCTCATTACCGCTATTGCCCTTGCTAAGCTGTAATCTGCCCTCAATAGCTTTAATCTGCTCATCACGATCCAGATCCAAGATAAGGGAGCCTACTAAGTTTTGAGGCTCTGGAATTTCTCTCTCACTCTTATCCTTAGGGAAATACTGGTAAGTAGTCTTAAGTGAGCCCTTAGCACCGCTACGCTTAATCTTAATATCTCTCTGGGTAAGATCTCCGTACTCTCCAGTAAGCCCTAACATCTGCTTAATATCTGTGAGCCCTCTCTCCCAGAGCTGTACCTGCTTATCCTTATCTTTCTCATCTAAGTTGAGCATCTGGAGAAACATTCTAAGCTGTGGCTTATTGCCAGCCTTACAGAGCTCACAGCCCTCTCCCTTACAAAGTACGGTACGATCTCTACCAGATCCATCTACATCCAACTTATGTACCTCATAGATAGGGAAATCATACTTAGGCTCTCCTGTGCCATCCTCTACTCCTACCTGCCCTTTGTGCAACATACGCACAGTAGCGGTATCTCCATCATCCTTTAACTGAAACCATCCAGTTTTAGTAAATCCTCCGTTATCATACTTGTTTAACAATGCCTGTAATCCCATGATCCTTGATCCTCCTGTTTTATATTTTTTCTTTATGATTTACAGCAACATAGCCTTTACAGCTCCTACCATACTGTTAATAGCAAACCGCTTATTAACACCTTTTCCCACCAGCACATCCGCTCTGTGCTCATCACGCTTAACCAGCACAATAGCGTTACCAGTAAGGATAGCTACCAGCGTTCTTACACCTCTACTCATTTGCATCTCCTCCTGTTTTCGTGATACTTAACCTAATCTCAAACAGCGGAGATTTTTAGAGAGCAACACCAGCAAAAACAAATTTTTTTCTAATACTCTTGAAATAGTAGTTAGCGGTAGCTGGAGTACATTTAAGAGCCTTTGCTACCTCTCCCTTAGTACCTCCTGCCATAAGTACATCTACTGCTACCTGCTCTTTCTCATTGAGATTTAGTGATCTAAGCAACTCCATAAACTCAAAAGAGGTAATATCCTCACACTCCACAGTAAAGGAGCTATCCATTACATCTCCGCCATCTTTGTTAATTTCTACTAAGCCCTCATAGCTAACAGGAGTGGATCCTGTATAGCGTTTCTTTCTGGTAGCCTCGTTATAGAGGCGGTTAAGATGCTGGCGTACATACACCTTAAGGAGATTAGAAAATGTGAGCCCTAAGCTGGTATCAAAATCCTCAATAGCCCTAAGCATAGGTATGTAGCTCTCACTCACAAGATCCTCATGCTCTGCATTAGGAATACTGCTTACATAGCTCCCTACTAAAATGTTTATGAGCCCTGTATTTTGAGTGATAAGCTCCTGTAAATACATCTCATTTCTACTCTCACGGTATAAAACCACTAAATCCTCATTACTTCTTAATCCTGCGTTTAATCCTGTACTCATCCTGTTTTCCTCCTTTAATATCCTGTGAGGTAATCTTTCCAGTTACCTCCGTACTCTTTTGCTAAATCGTTTATATCCTTTAGCTCTGTGTGCCATCGGAGATTAGTAAATCTAAAGCCTTTTGGTATAAGTAACCGCTTGATCTGGGAGGCTCCTTTTCTCCCTGCCTCATCGTTATCCGTGGCTAATACAAATCTCCTAAATGGAGCTCTCTCCAGCTCCCTACATTGCTCCTCCGATATGTGGCTACCCATGATAGCTACTGCAAAGCATCCTAAAGAGATAAGGGTTAGAGCATCTATCTCACTCTCCACTATCCAGATCTCCGTATCTGGAGTTATCTCTCCCAGCTCCAGTAGCCTACAGAGCTCATACAGCCCATACACTAAGGAGCTTTTATCAATATCCTTTGCATTGTAGAAATGCTTTCCAGATATGCTCCTGCCCTTGTAGAAAACTACCCTCCCCTGTATATCTCTCACAGGGAAAAGTACTGTTTTATCCGCTGGATCATAGCCCAGCTTATAGGGCTCAAATACCTCTCTAGCCAGTTTCCTTTTTAGGAGGTACTCACACGCCTCTCTACTGTTTAGGAGCTCTCTGTAAAATCTCTCTACCTCCTCCTCATCCATGTAGGAGGCTTTCTGGGCTTGTCCTCTGTATAGGTTGAGATCTAAAGGCTCTCTCTCCTGTGCGGAGTAGTTATACTTACCTACCAGCCACTTATAGCCTGCTAGGTTATTCTCTAGCCCCAGCACATCCGCTATAAACTGTGGGAGATCTGCTGTATAACCACAGGTGTAACAATGCACCGTACCAGCCTCATACTTTTTCTCTCTAACCACTTTCTCCTTAAGGAGCACTCCACAGGAGGGGCTATGTTCCTTACCGTTTTTGTGAAAAGGGCAAGTAATCATAAGATCCGCTCCTGTGTTATTCATTTCCCTAAGTAAGCCTGTACCGTAGAGCTGGAGCTTAATATCTCTAAGCACCTGCTCCACAGTAGCCACAATCGGTACGCCCCAGATCGTTATCATTTCTTATCCTTAGGAGCTGTCATTTTGAGCATTACTACCTCATTTACCTTTAAGCACTCTGCCAGTACTTCCGCTGGAAGATCTCCAGCCTCTACAGCCTGTAAGGTAGCATCCTCATCTACTGCCTCTACCATCTTGATACAGCCAGTAAGGTTACGCTCATGCAAAGCCTCTAAGAGCTTAGGCTCATCCATGCTCTTACGCTCCTGCACAATACGCTCAAATCTGTAGCCTGCCTCATCGGTAAAATCCTTTTCTCCAGCCTCCTCCATAGCATCCTTAAGGAGTTTTTTGTATTTCTCCTCCTCTTTCTTTGCCTGTTCAAAGGCTAACTTTTTGGCTTTATAAGCCTCTCGTAACTCCGCTAATTGCATAGCTTGTACCTCCTGTTATTATAATTTTCTCTATCGTAAAACTTGTTAAACAAGTTCTCGTAGGCATAAAAAGGTTAGGGTATCCCCATTATATACTTTCTCCCCTTGTCAAACAGTATAATACTTGTTTTTCCGTCTGTCAATATAAAAATACAGTTTAACAATACTTTTTCTAAGTTTCTCTTTACTTTTCTATTGTTTAGCTGTATAATTACAGTATCCTTAATAGAGAGGAGGTGCTACAATGTCTGAAAAATCTCCTCTTAATGAGAGCTTTTCTAGGGCTATGGCTTACTACAAAGCCCTTACAGGAAAAAACAATAAGGAGATAGCCGATGCACTAAGCCTACCTGCTACTACCGTTTCTGCATGGAATACAGGGAGGCACCTACCAGATATGGATAGGTTACAAAGGCTTGCTACCTACCTAAACGCTCCGCTGGATCAGTTTTTCGATTTCTCACTCGATAGGATCCCAGCTAAAGAGCTTTCCGATCTTCATAATTTGATAGATACGGATGAGGAGCTAGTAAAATTCCTTAAGGTTTTTATCCAACTCTCCGATGAGGATAAGCACCTATTAACTATGTTAGCTATCAAAATAAATAAGTAGCTAACAGGGGAGAGGGGAGGCGTAAGCCTCCTCTTTTCTTTTGCTTAAAATTGAGGGATAACAGCCTCACGCTCTCTAAGTGGAGTAGCGTTACCCTCTTTGCTAAAGTCCATATAGGCAAGAGGGATACCGTAAAGCTCACTAAGTTTCTGTGCATTTTCCATCTTAGGAGCTGTGTTACCTGCCTCCCAGCTTATGATAGTTTGCTCTGTTACTCCAATGAGCTCCGCTACCTCTGTTTGCTTATACCCAGCATTTACTCTACAGGCACATAAACGCCATTTCATATCAAAGTATCCCATTATGCCATCCCCCTCTCTGCCATACAAACTCCCAGAGCCTCCTCTGTTACAAAGGTTTTAGTATTAGGGATGAGGATCTCTTTCTGGATAGCCTCCAGCTTACCAGCCTTAATCATTCTGTATACATTACGCTCACTACAGCCCAGCCTCTTAGCCACTTCCTCTACTGTGAGATCTGTACTAACAGGCTCCTCCACTTTCTCCTCTACAGGAGCACCAAAAGCCTCCAGATATTTCTCCTTAAAGGCGGTACTCTTTTCTCCGATGATACGCCCAGCAATAAGCTCACAGCCTGCCAGAGTGATCTCATAACCTGCTCTTACCTTATTGAGCCCATCTTTATAAGAGCCCTCTACAAAGTACTTAGGAGCCTCCTCTCCCAGAGTGTTAATGTACTTTCTAATATCTCTCATAAAATTATCGTGGCGTTTTCCCAGCATCTCCGCTACTGTTTTACTGCTAATTGTCTGCATTAAAATAAGCCTCCTTTTCATGTGATAACTAACCTAATCACAAAGGAGGCTTATTTTTAGAGATATTCTCAAAATTTATTTAGTTTCTCTTGTACGGAGATCCATTACACTAATTTTCTCTGCTGGGTTATTGATCGGATGCTTATGATCTACTACTATTTTGTGTTGCATTACCATAGCTACCATCTCTCCACACATTTCCAGCTCCTCCATACTTCTAAAGAAAATAGGGAGCACATCTCCATCCTCTGTTAAATATACTGGGATGATCCTCCCTTTAGGGATCCCCTCCTCACATACTGGGTTAAAAGCCATAATCCTTATTACCTCCTTTACTCTCCTGCTTATCTTCCTTACTCTCCTCTGGAGTAGTTTCCGCCTCTGGGTTATCCTCTTTCTTTACCAGAGGCTCTAAGTAACCTGTGTTAATATCCCAGATCATTAGCACCTCTTTATTATTGATACCATAGCGGTTTTTCTTTATAGAGATCTTAAGAGTGCCATCTATCACACTAAGAGATAATACTCTGGTGGCGTTCTGTCCTACACCATCACTCTCCGCCAGATCGTGTAACTCTGGGCTTTCTCCCTTTTTACGATTTTTAACCGCCTCACGGTTAGCCTGTGCCATAAGGAGGATAGGTTTTTTAAGCTCCTTAGATACCAGAAAGAGATCCTCCGATATATTGTTATAAGCAATTCTAGGAGTATCAGCTCTACGCTTATCACTCATAAGGGAGAGCTGATCTATTACTATCATATCTACCCCATGCTTAACAGCTAGGCTCTTTATCTCATCTGCATTAGGTTTTCTACCGTTAAAATCATCTGGAGTAACTACGATAAATCCGCTCTTTTGTGAGAGCTGGTTTATATAGTTCTCATAATCTTCCTGTAGATACTTTCCTCCGTCTGTATCTGGTTTCTTTCCCAGAGTATGAGCACCGTTAAGGAGCCCCATGTTACTAAAGTGCTTATTAAGAGTATCAAATCTAAAGCCCACCATTTCCTTACTCATTTCTCCAGAGTAGAAAAGGATCTTGTAGCCCAGTTTCCACGCCACTACTGCAAAGTATTCTCCGATCCATGTTTTACCTACATTAGTACGCCCTGTAACTACTACCAGCTCCTCTCCCCACATCCAGCCATTAGTAAGCTCATCCAGCTTATCAATACCAGTAGGGATACCTATTAAGCCCTTTACCTCACATCTCTCCTTATAAGCCTGCAATCTATCTCTAGCATTAGTAACAATATCATAGCCATCCTTATTACCGTTTACAGGTACCTCTTTTGTGAGGTTTTCCAGCTCCGCCTTTATGTACTCAATAGCCTTTATACTATCCTCTCTAACCAGATCGGAGCTCTTTTGGATAATCGGTACAATCTTAGTATAGGTGTATGCCTCCTTAAGTTTGTAAATGAGATAATCTGTACTCTCCTGTACCTCCAGCATTTGAAACTCTTTGAAATGCCCTAAAAAAGTTACCTTATCTGGCATCTGCTTATACTTGTGATAATGATCTAAGATAAACTGTACCTCATCTTTACAAGTGAGAAACATATCCGCCAGCAATCCGTTAGAGTGGAACATTTCCAGATCTGGAGCCTCTAATAATTTACATATTAAGCTCTGCTCTATCATACTCCTACCCTCCTATCTCCACCTGTGATCTCTATTATCTGTGAGGAGCCTATCACTCTACTACTGATACGATCCCCCAGCTCCTCCTTAAGCTCCTCTGGAGAGAGGTTACTGGTATAAATCGTAGTGAGGTTATTACTCACTCTGGTATTTATGATGCTAACTACACGCTCCCTTACCCACTCTGTTACTCTCTCCGCTCCTATATCGTCAATAATGAGGAGTTTACAACTTTTTACCATAGAGAGCACCTGCTCAAATTCTGGATCTTTATTATCATAGTTATCTCTAAGATCCTCCAGAAAAGTAGGGAGAAATATGTAAAGCCCCTCATTTTCCAGCCCTGTATTAAAAGCTATCTTTCTAAAATAGTGGCTCATAATCTTACAAGCCCAGCTAGTTTTACCGCTCCCTGTACTCTTGCCCCAGATATATAAGCCTTTACCCTCCTGCACTCTATCCACTACCGCCTCTCTATACTCATCCAGAGCTAAAAAGGCTGGGAGATCCTCTTGATCTGGCTTAAGAGAGATATTATATCTATAGCTCTCTGGGATCCTGCTAAGATTATACAGAGCTCTAAGTACTCTGTAGCCTCCGCATAATTCACTACAGGAGCTTTTATCTTTCTTACAATAGCTTTCCGCAAAACATCTCATCTCTGCTTACCTCCTTTGTAACTAAACATAATCATAAAAAGGGCAAAAATTTAGAGGAGCTTTTTAGGGCTCCTCCATTTCTTAAAACACAATATCCTTACCATTCTCATCCTTTGCGGTTTTACCATCCCATTTTTTACTAACCGCTGTAGGCTTAGGAGATCCTCCGTACTTTTTGAGAGGGTAAAGATCTTTCCAGCCCTTACTAATACTTTGATCCACTATAGCCATAGCTAAGGCTGGATCCTCTCCTGCATTATCTCTAAGAGTACTAGCAAATCTCTCTACAGTAGTTACCTTAGGAGTATAGTTTCTGCCTTTACAGCTATGGAGAAATTTCTCTAAAGCCTCTCTCACATACTTATTTTCCTCTCTACTAAGGATCTCTGCATAAGATTTCTTTTTCCCTGTTGAGGGAGCTTGCTCCTCTTTACCGTTAGGTAAAGAATTTTCTATGTTATCTTTACTATCTTTATTGAGTAAAATTTCTTTACTCGTAGCGGATAAAATTTTTTTACTCGCTTGATCTCCATCGGATAAAATTTCTTTACTCGCTCTAATAGCTGTATAACTGTTGTAGATAAGAGCTCCTTTAGTAGTACTACTCTTAGTGAGGAGCCCCTGCTGTACCAGATTATCTAAAGTGTTAATAACTGTAGGGCGTGATACTCCGCCTAGCCAATCACAAAGATAATCCACACTCCCTGTAAATGCTGTGTTAGTAGTCTGGGAAAAGCCATAGATAATAGCGTAAAGCATAAGAGCGTTACCCTTAAGTCCCAGCTCTGTTATCATCCAGCCCTGTACTACAAAGTAGTTTTCTGGTTTTACTTTTATCTTTTCCATAGATCATACCTCCAGTTAAGGAGAGAGGAGATACCAGCTCTCCCCCCCCTGTAAGTATTACTCCATTTCGGAGATAACCTTTTCAATATTATCACAAACCTCATCAAAAGCCTGTTTAATGATAGCCTCTCTCTGCTTAGGATCTGTGCCTCCATCAATCATAAGGCTCATTCTAACAGTAGGCTTACACCAGATACCGCTCTTATTCTGTACACTCATTCCCAGCTCCACATCAATACCAGCTACTCTAGCTGTAAACTCATTTTTTGCCATTGTTACTACCTCCAGTAATTTCTTTTAGATTTTTCTCTCTACGCTCCATCCGCTTATCCAGCTCTTTTACGGAGCATCCAAGTTTCCTAGCTACTACTTTTTTGTGAGTAAGTTCTCCGTTAGCTTTCTGGATCTGCCTCTGCATTTTTCTGCTTAAACTGCTCACACATATCCTCCTCCAGCTCTTTTACACTATTCCATACATCCTCATCATTCTCAATTAACTCCGATTGAGGTTTAGGATCAATGATAATAGTGATATTACAGCAATTACTTGTAAATGGCTTAAGCCCATCGGATCTACCATAATTACTACCTACTCTAGTACCTAAAGCGGTAGAGATAATTTCCTCTAAGGATTTACCATTTACCTCCAAACCGTAACCGCTATCTTTTGCTACAGCGTTTACAAATTCCAACTTAAGCATCGTGCATACCTCCTTTATTTAGTTGATAATTAACCTAATCATGGAGGAGGAGGTTTTTTAGATACTCCTCAAAATTTAGGTAAAAAAAAATAGAGGAGAGCTGTTACACTCTCCTCACTTTGTAGGGTTATTTTCTTTCCTTTACTGGCTTACTAGCGTACTCTTTAATGAGGGTTACTGCATCCTCATCCCAGTACCTATAATCATTCTCATCTCTAATAGAGGCTGGGATCCTACTAGCATCCTCCCAAAGGCGGATAGTCTGGGTAGAAACTCCACAAAGATCCGCTACCTCTTTTCTGCTATATACTCTTTTTCCTGTATCTGCATCTACTGTAATTACTCTCATATTTCCACGCTCCTCTATATTGAGTATTATACTATATACCCCCTCAAAGTTTCAACAACTTATTAAGGATAGTTTTTATATCCGCCTTAGTTCCCTTACCATCTACAACTCTCTCAAAGAGATCCTTATTTTCTATGAGATACTCCTCTACGCCCTCATCTACGGATCCTTTAGCCACTAAAGAGATCACATTTACAGTACCTACGGTACCTATTCTGTGGGCTCTATCCTCTGCCTGTGCATTTTCTCCGATATTCCAGAGCTTATCTATAAAGAATACATAAGAGGCTTTATTGAGAGTAAGCCCTGTACCCATAGCTCCTATAGTGCCTATTGCCAGCTTACAGTTAGGATCATTCTGGAAACGCTCTACCGCTTTCTGCCTATCCTCTGGAGATACCTTACCAGTAATGTAGATAGGGTTATACTCCATGAGAGCCTCTCTATATACCTCTGTGATCTGCTCCCATTGAGAGAAAATAATAGCCTTATTTCCATTAGGGATAATCTCCTCATCCAGCATATCCTTTAATCTCTCCAGCTTAGGGTTATCATCGGTAAAGAGCCCTCCTGTTAATTGTCTTAGCCTCAAAGTACAGGAGAGAGGGTTTACGGATGCTAAGATATTTTCCATATCCTCAATAATGCCCTGCTTAATATCTCTATAGAGTTTCTGCTGTGCTTTAGTAAGCTCTACAAATTCTGTGCTATATACCTTAGGAGGGAGATCCAATACCTCCTCTTTCTTTCTACGGAGCATAACCTTATTAAGCTCTGCATTAAGGCTCTCTAAATTCTTATGCCCTACTACCTTATATCCTCCATAGCCTCCCATTACACAATAGGTATTTCTAAAGGAGTAAAAGCTCCTTTTTTCTACCTCCAGCCATGTAAGGATATTCCAGAGATCCTCCGCCTTATTCATCGGAGTACCAGATAAGCCTATCTTAACTGGAGCTTTCAAAAATCTAAGAGCCTTACCCTGCTGGCTACTACCATTTTTAGCCTTATGGATCTCATCCACGATAATAGCCCCTATGTAGCCATCCTTAATACCCATATAAAGAGCATCCTGTATCTTTTCATTACGGAGGCTCTCAATATTGATAATACCAAAATACTCCGATCCTGTGTACCAGCTCTGGAGCTGTGCTACTCTTATATCCATTGTTTTACCATCCACCATAACAGCCTTTTCTCTGGAGTGGATGGAGATCTCTTTCTCCCAGTTATACTTAACGGAGTTTACTCCGCATACAATGAGGCACTTTACCAGCTCATGCTTTCTAGCTACACAAATATCAATACTTTCCTTTGTCTTACCTAAGCCCTGCTCATCTCCTATAAGGAGCTTATCTCTCTCCATGCCATAGTTAAAAGCCTCTATCTGGTGTGGGAGGGGCTCTGTGGTAAAATCAAAATCCACTACAGGCTTAATACCCTCTAGCCTCTTAGCGGTAGCCTCCCTTTTATCCTCTATCTCCTGTGTTTTGAGGGCTCCTACTATACCATCCTCCGCATTGATATTACTAAGCCCTACTTTCTCCACTAAGTTAGGGAGCTCATGGCTAGGTATTTCCCATGCCCTATCCTCTGGTAAATATCTCCTCTCTGCCAGCTCCTTTACCTTAGCCACAGTACTAGGATCATACTTAA